AAATAGAAATCATGCCAAGAAAAAAGAAACAAGACGTAAAAGTCAACAATACAGATTCATTAGAGGGCCTTATGCAAGAAACCTATAATGATGCTTGTCTACAAATCAACGATGCACAAAAGACCATTAATGAATTAGCTACAAGTGCAACACCAACAGACGTTGATGATCTTACAAAAATTGCCAAGGAAAAAGGTGGCCTTTTAAAAATCAAAGATTCTGCAATTAGAATCAAGTTAGAATTGGCCAAGCTTCAAAGTGATATCATCAAAAATCGTGGTGATGCTGAAACAGCAATTACAGAAAGAAGCAAGGGTTCTGCTTCTCTTAGCGACTTTAAATCAATAAGAGAAATGCTTAAAAACAAAGATAATAATCTAGAAACAGAAAATGAATAATCATGTCAATATTAGACAAAAAAAAGAAGATTTTTGGCAATATTGCAGCAGCAAGAACTTTAACTGAAGGATTACCTAATTTAAAGCTAAGCTCGTCATTCTCTTCTATCAACACAGGAGGAAACTCAATCAGTTTTCTTTCAGACCTTATCAAATCATTGATAGGGTATGAAGCATTGGTTGGTTCTGTAGTTGATATCCTGACTCATTCTTTATCAGATATTGAACGTGAAGTTAAGATTGCACTTAAGACAGAATTAAAAGATATTGTCAGTTGTGGTGTTGATCCACATTTACCTTCTTGGATTCAATCAACAGGAACAGGAATCATCATTGAAGTAAATAAAATTGATTTCCTAGATCAATTCAAGGTTGATCCAATATCAACAGCTGGTAGATTATTATATAATGATATTACCTCTCCATTAACAAATAGCAGCGACTTTAATACATTTTTATATGGAGTTATTCAAGATGATGGCAACACATATACTTGGAATAATATAATTGATGTCACATTCAATTCATTGGGAACTGGTAGTACACCAAACAACACTATCACAATCAAAGCTAATTCCAGTTATAATACAAAAACACTTACTGATTTAAATAATAATTTTGTTGATAGTTTAACTTTATTCAAAACAGAGAACATAGTTAATCAATTAATTGATACCATATATGGATCAATCTCTTCAAATATTGGAAAGAGTTTAAAGCAATTGGAAAACGAGGCTAAGATAAATAATATCGTTGATAAGATGATTGATAACGATAATAAAAATCCTATATCAGACGATGCTTTCACATTTACAAATGAAGAAACATATAAGAATCAATTGGATGCTGCTAATCGAAAAAAAGGTAATAGAGTTTTAAACCTATCAACTAATGTCTCATCATCGATTCCAATTTCAAATTTAACAACCTTCAATGACGAATTAACTGGTGCAACAACAACACTGCAAAAGAAAGATGTCATTTCAAATAATTTAAATAAAATGGCTAATTCCAGTAGCCTTAATCTTAGAAACAAAGCTAACCTTAAATCAGTTAAATTAGAATTTATACAACAAATAGTCAATAACCTTATCAAGTCAATTATTGGAATGATTATATCACCTAAAGTAATTGCTATCTTCATTGTTAATTATAAAATCATATATGGTCCAACAGCATCATTTGATGATGGTGTGGATTTTATCAAAAAGAATAAGAATCTTTTTCATAATATAATTAAAAAAGTAACAGAAGAAATTGTTAAAATACTTTTAAGGATTGCTTTGAAAAGAATAAGTGAATTAGTTGCTGCATCTATTGCTGAAAAAGAAATTGAAAAAAGCAAAAATAAATTAACACAACTACTGAGTCTTGTCGGCATCCCTCAAGAAACTCTTAGAATAATAAAAGGATTATCATAATGGCGACAAATGACAAACCAATTCCTAGTTCAGGACTAAATATCGGATCAATGGGTGGTGTTTTAAACACCATATTGACTGCCTTTTCAGTCCCAGAACCACCAATTGCTCCTTTGCCACCACAATTAATTTTAAGTGGGGCTAGACTTAGAAGTGGGTTATCTGCTAAAGCAATTGCTGCAAGAATAATTTCAAGACAATCTGAAGCTGGTAGACAGGTAGGGAGTGTTTTTGCTGATGGTCCTAATGTTGAAGAAACAATGGAATTAATCAGGCTTGAAGAAATAATAAATGCTTTTTTAACTGAAGCGGTTGTAAATGTGGCAATCGATCCAGGTGTTAAAGTGACAACTGTTGGTGTTGGAAACTTAGGAGCACCAGTTGTGTCTCAAGGTACAACAACACAAATCGGCAGTGGTAATGGTATAATTAGATAATATTATGAATGATTTAGAAAACAAATCAAACAATGAAATATTGTTTGAAGTAAAACAAATGGAAGCTGACTATGAGGCATTGAAATTAAAAATGCTTAAGGACTATGACAAGATGATTGAAATTGAAAAACGTTTTGATAAGGCAAATAAAATACTGGTAAAAAGATTAAAAGGAGAAGCATAATGTATTTTATTGATAATAGTTCCGTTAAAGCAGCAAGTGGATATAATAATTTATATGAAGGTAACGACACATATCTTCAAATAAGATATGGAGTAGTTAAGCTTTTAGAAAGTGAAACTGGTGCTAAGGATACTGGATTAGGTCGAATCAAGGTTTATATAAAAGGTCCAATATCAACTGGTGGTGATGGTGACACACCAGATACATCAATTGATTCAACTAAGATAAATGAATTACCTTGGTGTTTTCCTTTATTACCAAAACCTTTTTCTTCACAACCAAAAGTTGGTGAAGTTGTTTGGATATTTACACTAAGCAAAAATTCACAACATGCAGATAGATTATATATCGGTCCAATCATATCACAATTACCTCTTTTAGATAAAGACCCATTTCAATATTCAGCATTGGCTGGATTTACATTTGGTCCACAAGAACCAAAAATAAGTCCAACACAAATTTCACAATTGAAAGGTGTATTCCCAGATAGTCAAGATGTCTCCGTTCAAGGAAGATATAATACTGATATCACACAAAAAACAAATGAGATAATATTAAGAGCTGGAAAATTTGAATTGACTACACCAGACACTAACAATCCATATCCATTTAGCTTTAATGCTAAGACTCAAGCTTTCATTCAAATCAAGAATGATGTTGTAGTAGTTAACAAGACAGATCAACAAGAAGCTAAAAAAGGAAGCGTAACAAATATTGTTGCCAATAAGATTAATCTTATCACACATGAAGACGGAAGTCCAAGATTCAATGTTACCAATCAAGATAATTTAATCAGTGATGAAGAATTGGCCAATATCCTAGATCAAGCACATCCATTATTATTTGGTGATCTTGTATTGGAGTATTTAAGACTTATGAAGGATGCGTTATTTAGTCATGTTCATAATGGAAATGGAAATTCAGCAACTGATTTAACTGCTTCTGGTGATAAACAAGCACTGGCTGTTTTCAAGGCAAAAGCTGATGATTTAGAAAAAACCATGTTATCTAAAAACATTAGAATTAATTAAGATTTTTAGATATTTATAATAAAAGAAATCATGGTAGTTCGCACATTTTTTGATAAAAACAATACAATAGTAAGCAACTTAAACGTCAATACTGGCTTAAATCCAGTGTCTGAATTGTTTTATGGTGGTGCTATTGGTGAACAACAATACAGCAGATTTCTATTTCATTTTGACGAAACCAGATTAAGGTCTTTATATACTGGTGGAACATTTGTTGATCTGACAAAACTTAAACATACTCTTAGACTTACCAATACAGCATCTTTTGATACTGACTTGTTAAATGGAACTATGGGTGGTAAAGATAGAGCATCATCTTTCGATATTATCTTATTCAGAATTGATCAAGATTGGGATAATGGTGTTGGTTATGATTATAGTATTTGCGAAGCATTAAATGGTGATTGTGCTTTTTCCAATGGTCCATCCAATTGGATCAATTCTCAAACAGCTATTTCTTGGTCTGGTGGAACAGGTGTTTATTCTGGTTCTGCAAGTGCTATTACTGTTACCATGCAACATTTTGACAAGGGTAACGAGAACATTGAAATGGATGTCACCAATTATGTTAATGGCATTCTTACTGGAAGCACCAACTATGGTCTTGGATTAGCGTATGCTAGAGGCTTTGAACAAATGAACACAACTAAATTACAATATGTAGGGTTTTTCACTAATAACACACAAACATTTTATGAACCATTCATTGAGTCTATATATAATAACCATATTCAAGATGATCGAAATAACTTCTTTTTGGATAAGCCAAATAAGTTATACCTTTATGTTAATCTAGCTGGAAATCCAACTAACTTGGATTCAATTCCTAGTGTCAACATTTATGATGAAAATGATGCATTATTTTCAGCTTATACTTCTTCAGCAGTTACACATGTAACACTTGGTGTTTATTCCATCGATATAAAGGTCCCTACAACGCTTACAAACGTTTCTACCATGTATACTGATGTCTGGACTGGAATTACCATTAACAGCGTTTCTAGGCCAAATATAACGCTTGATTTTGTGGTTAAAGATTCATTGGAGTATTACAACATCGGAAATAGTGATAATCTACCTAAAAAAGTGGCTGTTTCAATAGCTGGCCTTCAAAACAAGGAAAGAATAAAACGTGGTGATATTCGTAAGGTTATGGTTTCAGCTAGAATTCCATATACAATAGAACAGACTCAATTTATAAGTGATATTAAATATAGACTTTATGTTTCAGAAGGAACAAGTGAATTAACCGTTATCGATTTTCAACCAGTGGAGATGGCTAATAATTATTACTATTTCTTATTGGACACTGCTAGTCTTCTTCCAAATACTTATTATTTAGATGTATTGGTTACATCTAACTTGGAGGTAACCACCCTTAAGAATTCAATTCAATTCGATATAATAAGTCAAGTAGAACTTAGAAATTCCCAATAATGAAAAACTTTATCCGTAAGCGACTTCGTGAACAAATGATTGATGGACAAAACATGAATCAAGGTACTGAAACTGCTTGTAATAAAATGAGCGTAGCTACTTATAAAGAAGGTATCCAGCTTATTGTAAATGCTATTGGAACACCTCAAGAAAATCCAGCTATGTGGGAGCGTATTAAAAAACCATTAAATAATTGGAAACAAGAAAATACCCTAATTGGTAATGAAATTAAACAAAAAGGTATGTCTGGTGATTCAATGGTTGATGAATCTAACACTTGGTGGACAGCAATTCAATCAAGTATTTGTGAACAAGGACCAAATTTTCAATAAAGTACTTGACAATTTAAATAAGTTTCGTATATTTGTATTGCGTTAACTAACGTATTAGTTCCGACCCCTTAAAAGGTTTAGAGTTGTTTAGGCAACAAAGGCATTAGTACAAATAACAAAAATTAAAAGTTAATAAAAATGAAACAAACAATCCTCGCACCGAACACGGTGCCAACAGCTGGTATAGCTGTCAACAAGAGCCGAATGAAGCTCTACACAAAAGCTGGTGAAATGCCAACTTATTACCTACAAAAAGGACAAGAATTCCAAATTGAATTATTCAACCCAACACGAGATGTTGTATTGGCTAAGATCAGTATGAACAACACTGTTATTTCACAGGGTGGCTTAGTATTGAATCCAGGTCAAAGAGTATTTCTAGATCGCTATTTGGATGTGGCTAAGAAATTTTTATTTGATACCTATGAAGTATCAAATACTGATGAAGTAAAAGAAGCCATCGCAAATAATGGTGATATTAAAGTTGAATTCTTCAGAGAAGAAAAGAAACAAGAATATATCTTCCCTATTCACACACCACGAATCTATTATAGAAATGGCCTTGGTAATTACTATAATGGTATACCAAAAGACTTTTTACGTGGAAGTCTTGGTTATGAATCTGGTACCTTATCAACATCAGCTGGTGCAACTAACAATTCAACACTAACAAGCTCAGCATCTTTCAATTGTTCTGATTCAGGTCCGTCAATGGATTTCTTATCAGACAAATCATTTGATCTTAAAAAATCAAGTGTAAATTCTCTTAGATCAAAAAGCTTGAAAAGTAAAAGCATTGAAACTGGACGAGTTGAAGAAGGAAGTCACTCTGATCAAAGCTTCAAATATGTAAATAAATCGTTTGAGAGCTGGGCTTTCCATACAATTGAATACAAACTATTACCTGTATCCCAAAAGGTTAACACAACTGAGGATATCAACGTAAAGGTATACTGTACAAATTGTAGTGCTAAGTTTGGTAAAACAGATAAATTCTGTGCTAATTGTGGTCATAAAAAATAAAAATAAAAGTTAACGCATAAAACTAACCTATGGTACTTGATACCATGGGTTTTTTTATGTATATTTGCATAATGGAATGTTATATATGCAAAAAAGATGCTGATGAATTCAGTGAAAGATATACAGATAAGGTATGTCTAGAATGTGATGCTATCTTTTTAGAACACGATATTAAAGCTAAACAGTTAAGAAAAGAATATCGTGATAATCATGCGTTATGTCCTAAATGTGGTTCTGAAGGTCATACAAGTACATTAGCTGGTTTTATTCTAGATACAGATCATCCAGAAAACTATAAAGATTTAAATGATTGTGTTTGTAGTAATTGTGGCGATAGACATACATGTCATGAACGAATGCCAAAACAAAAGTAATCATGGACCCAAAAAATGAATTATTAAAAAAGCATTTTCTAACAATGCGTGATATAGTAACATTGGAAAAAGCTTTACCAAATGATGCTGACTATGGTCGTGAAATCAGAAAGATAATTAAAGAATATAATAAATGCATAATTCCAGATGATAATTCCTCAAATAAAAGGGTTTAATATGAATGATGAAGATTTCATTAATGAAGTAACTAAGCATATTATTCAATTGGGTTGGTGTGGGTTTGAAGAAATTTGCGATGGTGATGAAGAAGAGGCGCATGAATTAGATGAAGGTGGATGGTTAGTTGTTCATGAATATGTTTCAGATATGGATATTGATGATTTACGAATCAGATATTCTTATCTAGAAGATGAAGAGTAATTAAATTGTAATCAGGATCAGTGCTATTATTGATAAGAAGATACCTATCCAATTAACCAGTGATAGGACCTCTCCGAATATAAAGTATCCCAGTACTGTACATCCAAGTGTTGTCAGTAAACAATATGTTGTTATGGCCATTGATGATTCAATTCCTACCTTCATGCTATATTGCCAAATATAGATACCAAGTGCATTGATTAAGAATGCAATGATAAAAAACCATATTGATGAGTGTGCATGCTTTGCATACCATACAAGCATCATGTCAGCAATAACAGCAAGTATACAACTTAGGAATAGAATTACTTTAATCATTTATTAACTGTATTTACTTTTGACCCTAAATCAAATTCTTTTTCGTTTTTTGATTTCCCATATTCCTTATCAACTTTTGAATAAACTCTTTTCACTAAAATACCACTTATAAAAGGTAGAATTTTTAACATATCATTAAATGTAACATGAGCTTGTTGACCATATTTTGATTCAATAAATGCTGTAATAGCTCCAATAATTATAGCAGAAACACCAAGATCAATACCAATACCTTTTAAAACATTTTTGAATTTAGTGTCAGCATCTATTTTTCCTTCCTCAAAAATATTCTCATCAATAGAAATATTTTTAATTTTATTTAATTCATTGGATAACATTGATAACTGTTGAGAAGAGAGATTACTAATAATACTATCAGCAATATTATTTGCGATAGAAATATCTTTATTTTGTTCTAAATTATTTAAAGCTTCTCTAAGTAAAAATTTTATGGTACTCATATTAATAAATATTTTAATAAAACAAAAAAGCCTAATCTTTCGACTAGGCTTTTGAGTTTATATAAGATTATTGATTATCTTAATTCGTTTACGTTGAATGTTGGTACACCGTCAACTCTTACGTGACCGTAGAATCTGTTGTTTACAACTTTCTTAGCGTAACGTGTCATGATACCTTTAACTGGAGCAAAGTTGAAAGGGTTATACATTGTTGGTGTAAGTTGCAATGGCACGTATGGTGCGTAAATGTAACCTGTATCCAATAATGATTTACCTTTGTGACCGATGATTACAGAGTATGCTGGAGCATAAGGATCACGGTACACTTGGTAACGTCCACTTAATGTACCAATTCTTTCGATACCCATGTTATATTGGTCTTGTTCTGGGTTAGCATCACTTACGTGGAAGTATTCTAAATCATCAAAGATAGCTGAGATTTCAGAAGATACAACGATGAAGTTAGCACCACCTCTTAAGGTTGATTTGTGGATTTGAGCAGAAGTTTGGTTAACTCTTGTGATAAGTGTTTGATTCCAATCTTTTTGTGTGTATGGGTTTGCAGATGTAGCAGCTCTTCTCCATCCATTGTAATCCCAACGTAATTGCCATGCAGCAGCTTTACGTAAATCTCTAAGGATTTCACGGTCAATTTCGGCAGCTACTTGTTCTGATAACATTGCTGTTAATTCAGCTTCAGCATCGATGTTGTGGAATGCACTAACGTCTTGCGCTAATTCTGGTGACCATGTAGCACGTAATTTTCTTTCTTCTACAGCTACAACAACTTCATCCAATTTGAATGATACTTCACCCAATTCAGTTTCAAGTTCTAATGATTTGTATTCAGCCCAAGCGAACACTAAGTCAGCTGTGGTTGTGAAAGCAGATACTGTAGTTGCAGATGCACCAACATATCCGTCATATGTAGCAGTTCCAGCGTTAACTGTTCCACTTGCAGTTGTTCCAACTGGGTGTCTCAAGTCTAATGCAAGGTAGCAAACACCTGTTCCGTCTGTTAAAGCACCAGAACCTGTTACGATACCTTTACCGTATTGTTGAGTTACCAATCTGAATGGAACTTCTCTGTTAGCAGCGATGATAACGTTGTTATCTTGATCTTTAATTGCATTTGTTGTTGTAACGTGCAATGAAGCTAAGAATGATTCTGTATCCATGTTGTTACCGTCTGGACCAGTTAATACTTCTCTTCCGTTTGATCCAGCACCGCCAGAAAAACCAGAAAGACCGATGATGATTTCTCTTACTGATCCATCAGTTGAAGTTGGCAATGTTGAAGAGCCAGCAGCTGCTGAATATGAACCATCGTTTCCTAATGTGTAAGCATTAAGTGAAGATGAGTGGATAGCAACGATTGTCATTGTACCTTTAGAATTGTCGAACAATCCATCATTGTAGAATGCATCGTACAAGTTTTTAGCTTGCATTTGTGTAAGTGGTGTACTAGCTTTTGTTACAGCAACTGGCAACGCAGCAGCAGTAGCAACTCCATTATGTTCACCATTCAATCCAGTGTGAGCTGAATATGTTGTGCCATATACATCTGTAGATGCAGCTGGAGAGTAATCGCTACCAGCAACACCAGCAGCGTCAACACGGCTAGATGTTTGTGGAACGAAGTAGAACAATTTACCAATTGGCATGTTCATAGCTTGTACAGATACGATATCGTTAGCTAATAATTTAGAGAAAACTCTACGTACAATTGGGAACACAACTGTTTCGAAAGAACCAGAAGATGTTGCTGTTGTAGACTCAGTTAATAATGTAGACGCTTGGTTTTCATATAATTGAGCGATGTTTTCTTTTACGTGGCCTTTAAGACCATCAAGGAATCCTAATGAATCCCATTTTGCTTGGGTTTCTTTACGGATAGCTTTCATGTGGTTCAATCCGATGTTACCCACTTGTCCAGATGTTAATAAATGTGACATAGTTTTATTTGTTTTTAATTTTTATTATTCTTATTGTTGTCTTTTTTCAACTCTATTAATCAAATCCATGATTCTTTTAGTTGATGGGTCAACATACGCAGTGTGTTCAGTTAATTGTTTTGAAGCACCAGTTGTAACCTCTTTGATTATTTTGTTTTCTACTGATTCATTAATTGGTTTTCTATTTCCCAATTCATTAACAATAGTTTTGTAAAGCTTTTGTGATTCTTTAAGGCTGCTTACTTCATCGTCAAATCTCTTGATGATGTTTTGTTTTTCACCTTTAGTGGTTGAATGTTCCATAAACAATTTCGTTACATAAGTAAGATTTGAATTGAACACCACTGTTTCTACCAACTTGTTTCTAAATTGTTTTAAAGCTGCTCTGAATTGTTCATTTTCAGCTTTCATTTTTTTAGACTCAGTTAATAAAGCATTATATTTTTTTGTAGTTTCTAAAACTAAATTTGAAGATTTTGATTCTTTAAGATTATCAGCACCAGCACCCTTTGGTTGACCAATTTTGGCTTTGTAAGGCATTCTGTGAGCTTGACCTGAACCAACTGGAATTGCTTCTGTTAATTCTTCTCCTTTTTCTTCTTCATCTCCTGAAGCATTTTCTGGTTCTTGACCAGCATCTACTCCAGTTTCTTCTTCCCCTGCACCTTCTTCATCATCAACAGATACTAAATCAGCTGGAGCTTGTTCAGCACCACCTTCTTCATCACCCATTTCGATTTCGTAGTCTACATCGCTAGTTGGGTCCATTCCCATTTCTGGTTCTGCTCCAACAGCCGATTCAGCATCAGCAGCTTTAACAACGTATTCTCCTGGTTCAGAGATGTTTAGGTGAATTTCGTCACCAACGATTTCGATTTCATCTTCGCCACTCAATTTCTTGTAGATTGCGATAACGTCATCATCAGATGCTGTAGTCATATCCATTTCTGATCCACCTAACGCATCAGCGTTCATTCCAGTTTCTGGTTCCATTGTTGGAGCCACTTCTTCAGAGCCTTGGATGTCATCTAAGCCACCTTCTTGAGATTCTTCTCCACCTGTAGCAGCAACGTCAGATGTAGCTGCATCAGCATCCATTCCTAAATTGTCTGTTTCTGGTTGATCTAAATCTTCTTCTTCATAAATCTCTTTAACAAGAGATTCTTTCACCACACTATCAATTTCTTCTCTAGCAACGCTACGAAGTATTTCTTTTGTGTTGGCATTTAAAGCATTGTTGATATTTTTGATATCAAGTAACGCTTCTTCAAGTATTGATTTTTTTTCTGCCATTTTTTCTTTTATTTTATTTATTAGATAAATAATTGAATGAGATATTTACCTCATTTGATAATAAATATGTGTTATTTTACGAAAAACCATAATTCCAGTATTTTTTTTCAAAATTTCTTAATTAATCAAGTAAAAATTTATCTAAATTATCTTTTAAGTTCTCCTTAACCATCAACTTCTTAGACTCAAAGCCTTCAACGTATGGTTTAGCATCCTCAATGTTCTTGAATATCCAAGCATCTGGTGTTGATGGAGCAGTTACAACATCCCAACAAATGATTTCAAAGTCATCTTGTACAATTTGTTCACCATTCTTACCTTCAACTAAGCTTCCAACACCTCTAGAAGAAACACCAATTTTAATTCGATGTCTTAATAGATCGGCAACAGCATCACCCTTACAAGATATGATTCCAAGGTTAATGTAACCAGGACTCATAAGGATTTCCATCTTACCCATAAGAGTATGACCTTCCCACCATGTTTCAATAATATTGTGTGATATTCTATCACCAGAAATGATTGATGATTCTGGGTGATCCAATTCTCCAACTGCACCTCTTTCTCTAATTACTCTTTGATAGAGTTCGTTTTGTCTTTTTAAAATGGCTTCTGGATAAACTCTTCCGTTACGATTTAAGATTCCATATTTTTGTAGAATTACATAAACAACAAGTGGTTCAACTATTACCAGTTTCCCAGTTTCTAATTTCTTTAACTCATTGATAAAAACTTGATTTCTTGGTTCATCAGGGCTGATATAACCAGCATCATGTTCAATTAGATAACCAAATCCAACTTCACCACGTTTTAACGTTTTTATCTTTTCGTAATTGATATCCATAATTTGTTAGCTTATAGATATAAATATACCAGATAAATAAAAAAGCCCCATTCATATGAATAGGGCTTTAATTAATTGATTTATTTCTTTTTCTTATAGAATTTGAATGATCGATTATCCTCAAATACCAGTGAAATGACTGACTTAACAATGTCATCTAACATATCCTTCATCAATTCTGAATTAACTGGTATTTCTGTGTTTAAAAATAAAGTCATTTCACAATTCATAAAGCTACGTTTTCCATATCGTATACCAGATTCTCGTATATCAAGATCAACGATTGTTCTATCCTTTAAAAACTCACTTTGAAAATTCCCATCAAAGATATTAAATAATACCTGTTTGGTTTTTTTATTTATATCTCTAATAACTCTAGTATAATTTATTTCATTCTCATCATTGGGTTCAGCCCAAGCTGAAATATTAATATAAACAGCTTTTGGGTGCTTGTTATTGACACTTCCAAAAACTATATTATAATTCTTAAAGTTGCTGATTTTTAATTCTTTTCCTGTCTTCATAATACCTGGTATTTATACACAAGTATAGTGAAAATAATTCAATGTGTCAAGCCCTATCTTACCTTACCCCACACAGCTATAGCAATTCCAATTGCTACTTGTACAAATGTGATGATTGCTATGGCAGCAGCCCAACGAGTTTTTTGTTTATATATCTCATCCTTAGCCTCTTTCATTTGAGTAGGTGACCAAACATCATTAACCTTATCCATCCAATTTCCTTGAGTGGTAAGCTTAGGTTCAATATTCTTAACTTCACTTAGTTTTTGATTAAGTTCAGTGAATTTAGTATCCATATCACCCCTCATTTTTTCATGACTTTCATTAAGACGTTCTAATTCTTTTAGAACAAGCTTGCTGTAATCTCCCCAGCTATCTTTTTCATCTGACATAACTATTTAATTTTTACGGTACTTAACATTGATGTTATCATTGAACACATTTTTTCGTAACAATTTATCTTTGATTGTGATGAAGTAGATTCATGTATCTGGCTCTTTCCATCATCAACGATTTGTTTTAATTTTTTGACAAGAATCTTATACTCATCTTCTCGATCTGTTTTACTTATTTTTTCAGTTAATTCTCTTAACTTTAAAATATTTTCACTAACCTTTTCCATAACATTTTTAATTTTGGATTAATTATTTTTCAAACTACCCCTCAATTCAACCAGTTTAGAAATATTCTTTATGAAGTCTTCATTGATATCTTGTTTATCATTCAACAATTTATCCTTCACTCTTAATAATTTGTCTTTAGCTTCTAAATCGCTAGTAGTAAGTTTTTCATTAATCAAATCAATACATTCTCTAAGTGTACTAGAATAAACACTTTTCTTCTGCTCATCATTAGAATCAATTAAAACCTTTAAAACTTGTTTTTCTGATTCATCTAAACTTGAATATTTTTCATTGTATTTATCAACCATCATGGTACTTATCATACTATTAGGTAAATCAATACGTTCATTAATTTCTTTTGGTTTGTTGTTAAGAATGTGTTTAACCACATTGCTCGTAGCATCCACGATTACATCAATAGTATCTGGATTCTTACTTGTGAAGATAAGCTTAGAAATATTTTCATAAAGCTCAGCGTTTTCAGTTTGTATTTCTTTATCGAAAAGGATTGATTTTGATAACTTTAAATTAGCTTCAATGATATCTTTTTTCTTGAACTTTGAAAATAAATTGATATTCTCTTTTACAAAAAGAAGTGCTTTTGACTCATCAGTCTCAATTTTATTTTCTATGTTTGTATAAACCAAGAATTGTGTTTTTAAAATACCATTCTCATTTATTGCATCAACATAATTTTTGAATACTAGTTTTTTGGCTTTATCTTTCGTGATCATCCCCTCAACTAATATTGAATTGAACAAGTCTTTAATCTTTCCGAAATTCTGCATATTTTGTGTTAATTCTGACATGATTTCTTTTAATTAATAAATAGTTCAATTTAAGGTAAAAATCGATTATTCGTCCAACATTTTATCAATTCCATTGATCATCTCATCAATATCCTTGTTTATCTTGATATTTTTATCGTATATCTTAGTCTTCTCTATGATTTGTTTTGGGTCTGGCTTAATTGACTCAACCAATCGTTCAACAAATCTTCCTGTATATTTTTTATTTCTTTCGTTTAATTTCTTGCTTAAAACAGCTTTTTCTTCCACCAATAACTTGTCAATTTTCTTGATTGTCTCAGCAACACTTTCCGTTCCACCTTCTTCACCAGTTGCACTTTCAGTTCCAGCAGCTGTTTCTTCAGCTCCACCTTCTTCTGTTGCAGCCCCTTCTTCACCACCAGCTTCAGTAGCTGCTTCTGATTCATCTCCAAAATCCAAGTCTTCACCACCAGCTCCACCACCGCCAAATGAACCACCTAGGCCACCACCGCCTCCACCACCTTTTTCTTCTTCATCTCCACCTTCACCAGCTCCACCACCACCTTGAAGTGCTAGTTTGTAATCACCATAAACTCTATCTACAATATCAAACATACCAGTATGTTTAATAACATTTGCAGAATTCATTAATTCAGCAGCTGCTGCTTTTTCCATTCTTTGTTCAAGTAAATCTTGTTTGATATCATCATCAGACATTCCAAGAATATCTCTCTTAGCACGTGTCATAGACATAGCACCAAAACCATTTCCAGCATCAGATACAGCATCTTTATAAAGTGTAACCTTCAATTGTGTGTGTTCAATCTTAAGCATTTCGGCTTGAGTTGATGGGTTGTTAAGAGTAAGAGTGAAGTTATCGAAATCTTCTTCAAACCCTAAGATATATAAGTGAATGATAGCAATCTTGTTCAATTCTTGAAGCATAGACTGTTGTATTCTATTAATTGTTCGGGAGAAACGAATATCTTGTAATGCAAGATTCTTTCCATCACCAGTTGTTTCATCAAAACCCAAGAATGGTTTAGGTACACGCAATGCTGTAAATAAATTGCTTCTCAAGTATTCAATATCTGCAATTTGATCCAAGTTTGTTGCACCTGGTAATGTATCAATTGGATTTGGTGCATCTTCAGTTCTTACTGGAATGAAATAATCTTGATCATTTGATAATTGATTATAACGTAAATCCATTTGACCAGTTTGTGAGTCAACAATTGGCATACGTTTGAATCTATCAGCAATCGTATTTACATATGCTTCTACATCGGCATCATCAATGTTACCAACATAAATCTTATAAACACGTCTTTCTGGTGCTCTAGTTACACGATAAACCAACATGGAATCTTCAGATAAGATTAATTGTTTCCAAATTCTTCTAGCCTTTTCCAATACACTGGTACCATATGGTAAACGTCTATCATCACCCAATAAACGGAAGTGAGCTATCTGCCATGAATTAAATTCAACGTCACGTCCTCTCCAATAAAATTTTGTTTTATCAGAAGTACTTTCTTGAGGATTAGTAGTATCTCTTCCAGCAATCATATCAAACAAACCGCTTTCTCTGCGTTCCATTTCATAATTAGGCATTTGTTTACCACCTAAAACACCATGTTTTTCATCAATGTTTAAGTAAACAAAGTTATCCCCATATTTACATGTATTTCTGGTCCACATAGGTAATGATGTATGTAGGTCAAGTCTGTTAAAAAATAAATCTTCTAGTATACCTTTGACACGATTACTTTCTGAATAAACATTTAAAATTCTACCCTTGTCGTTAGGTGTTGTTGATTCTTCCATCATTACATCCAATGCAGCTGCAATTGTTGGATAAAATTCCATTGCTTCAAAATCTGAATATGAACCAATACGTGTTGTTTCATAATTAATAGATTGTTGGAATAATCCATTTTCAACCTTTTTCCACATTTGACCCAAATACTTGTTTTGTTGAGCTTGTAATTTAGCTCTTTCATATTCACCTTTATCTGGTGTTTTAAGTAATTCATTGTTTCCAATGTTGAATCTTTGTGGCTGTGGTTGTCTTTGTTTTTGTTTAACAGAATCTGGGCCGATAACTCGACCAAGTTTTTGAAATATTGTTAAGGGTTTATTTGCCATAGTCTTTTTTCTTAATTATAGTGTCTTTCAGTCAAAAATAAAGCTTTACCTTCAACCAAGAAGCTTGTTTTATTTTGATCCGCTAAATAACCACATATATCGGCCTGTTGGGTCTTGCATGTTTTTTGATACAATTGGGCTAAATTTAGGCTTTGCTGTTGCTTTTTTATGTCTATTTTCTTTTGATACAAAGCCAGTTCCACGGTCCAAATCAGATTCTTGTGGTACAGCACTTACACCAACAACCCAACTACTTAACATAGCTTTTGTTTGCTTTTCTAATTTTTCTAGATTCTTAAATGAGTGTTCAACAACCCATAAACACATACCCAATGCCATAAGTAAATCATCATGATATCCTTCCATGTGATCTGGTCGGCCATTCTTGTATATAAAGGTCTTCATTTCTGAAGTCATTCTAGTTGATCTGATCTTGATTCCATTGGTTCTGATCTTGAATTCAAGATTTGAAATCATTGGAAGACGAACAGAAGTTGCATGGAAGCCTGGAATCTTATTATCCTTACCATAAGCAGCTATTTCTCTTTGTTTAGAAGATAATATCTTACCATTAGGTGTGTCATAATGAAGTCTCTTGTAATCAAACTCCAGCAATTTCAATACAGTTGATACACCCATACCACCAGTAATATCGACTACTGTATATGCTTTGTATAATTCACCATATTCTTCTACTATTTGAGCTAATAAATCAGGTTGAATCTTACCTTGATACTCCATTACTTGTTCCATAGTAGTAAAATCAACTATGGTTATCGTTGATGAGTCTTCTCCATCTCCTCTAGAAACGTCAACACCCATGATATATTGGTGACCTTCTTTTGGTTCTTCCCAAATCCATGTTTCGTTTTCAACACCATGTGTGAAAGCTGGTTCTCTTACGTTATTTTTATTTTGCAGTTCAATGTATTCTTCATCAATAACGTTACCACCTGATCCAATAAATGACACATCAAGTTCTTGTGCTATCATTTTAGAATCATTATTCATACCTAGACACATTTCTTCATACCAAGATGATGTTGGTTTCCATCCATCATCTATTTTTCTTTGATAAGAATCAAAAGTAAATTCAGTTTCCTCAATTACTTCAGTTGTTTCAGCCTCTTCATCCTTTCTATACCACTTTAAATCTTTATTGTAACGTAAATCCTCATACCATTTCATTTCAATGATATTAAATCCGTTCTTTTTTTGCTTAGCTAGATCATATGTCTTATAATATAACGCATCCATACCACGTGGAGTAGAAATAAGTGTTGCTCTACCACCAGTACCAAGAGCTGTTAAGGCAGCACCAAATACTTCAGCACCATTATCGATATATGCAGCTTCATCCATAACAAGATATGTTGGTGTAAAACCACGTAACGCATCTTTAGATGTAGCAACCGCTTTAACACGACTACCATTTGGTAATTTGATTTCTTTTTTAGAATCAGTTAAGAAGATTGTTTTACCTTCATTCTTAGATGTACCATAATACTCACTACCCCAAACCCATCTTGGTAATTGTGATAAGAAGTCTTTAATCTTGGCTAAGAATTCAAATGCCAATTCTTGTTTGTTGGCAATAATAAGAATAGCTTCTGGGTTTTCTTCATCAGCAAAAGCAACTTTAATTGCCATATAAGCAGCTGTTGTTGTTGATACACCAGCTTGTCTAGGTTTGGTAACTAAATTAAATCTATGTTTTTCATAAGCATAAATGATATCCTTTTGTCTAGGAAATAATTTAAACGGTACAAACCCTTCTTGAGTCTTATCGAATGTTACCAAATAAGTCTCAATTCCGTAGATTGGGTTGGTTAAACATGCAGCATACTCTTTAAATATCTCTCGTGTTGTTAGCATATCCTTTTATTATAAATATGCTATATAATGAAAAAGGCCCTAATAGGGCCTTTTTGTATTTTTATTGATTATTTAAATAAGTCTTCGAAATCATATCCTTCATCAGAATCATCATCTGTCTTTCCACCAAAGAGTTCATCAAAACCAAACCCTTTTATATCATCGGATGTCTCTGGAGCAACAGAAGAATTTTTACTTACTTCATTCATTGCTTCATTAAATTCATCTTCTTTTAATCCAGTTTTAATTTCATTAACAATATCCTCGATTATCTTTTTACCTTCTTTGGTTCCAGCCATGATCTCTCTCATTTTAACATTAAATTCTCTTACTGGCAATGATACCAATTCAGTATAAATCTGATGCTTCAATTTGAAGTCGTCTGGTTCGATTAAGTTTGTGAAACGGGACCATAATCCTGGTCCTAATCTCATATCCCAAGGTTCAGCAGCTAAAAAGTCTGCTTTATTTATCACATACTCACCAACTTTTTTATTCTTAGGTAATCCATGTGCTGAAATTAATTCCATAACACCTTTAACCAATTCATGAATAAGTACTGGTAATACCATAGCTTGTGCATATATCACAGCTTTTGGATTTGATTTGCTTGGAAATTGAACCTTAACTACACCACCACTAACAGCAGATTCTAAACCAGATGTAATGTAATAAGCATAATCTGCTCCAGCCATCATCTTAGAATACTTATTTGGAAGTCTTGGATCAAGTTCAGTTAATTCATCATCAGCCATGTGAAACATGTGATTGCATTTTTTAGCAGCACCTTGTATCATTGCATTTACGAATCTTCTCTTATAAACTTCTTCATTGGCATTAACCAAATCATCATGATTTTTAAATTCCATTTCAACACTCATTGGTTTAGGATTCTTTTTAGTCCCAACCATATTGATCTCATCAGTTAATTCAGCATGTATCTCAACAACATCTTCACCCATATCATATTCTTCACGAATCATCTCTACTGCAATCTTTTCAAGTGCTTTTTTATGTTTAGCTTCTAGTCCCATAGTTTCATAAACCAATGGCATCATCTCTGACATAACACTTTGATTATTTACGCTATCAACATCATAAGCTCTTTTGTAACGCTTTGTTACTTCATTAAAACGTTCACCCATTATCTTTTCTTCAAAGCTTGATTCATCACCTTCTGGAAAGATTGGATGTTTACCCAATGAATGGCTACGATTAGCCAAGTCATCTTCCAATTTTGGATGCATTCTTTCAGCTAAACCTTCTGGATATAACACACTTTCATTAATGGTTTTTTTTCCAAGTCTTGCTTTTCTTAAAGCTTCTTCAGCTATCTTTCTGTAATCGCTCATTATTTTATATCTTTAACTTTTACTATTTTTATTACTTTTTTTGGAATAAGACTTTCTTCCAATTCAGATTTTGTGATTACCTTTGATTCAGCTCTCATACCAGGGGCATTTTGAGTGTCCAATTGTCCATCTTTAGCTATGTCTTTATAGCTAGCAATGATGGTACTCAACTTATTCAAAGGAACACCAATTTCGCTTGCCATAGCTGTAAGAAATTGTGCTTGTTCAATTGGTTTGTCAAGCTTACTTAAATAAATGCTAAATTTATTTTTAATCATGTTAGCTAATTTCTTTACATCTGATTGAAGCTTTGGAATGTTGGTTCCAGCATCTGCTGGAGTCAAATCATCTTCATTCAAATTTGGTTTGAAATAATCACCGAATCTAAATCTTTTTAATCCCTTGATATCCATATAATCTTCATCAGGACCTAATTTGACACCTGACTTAGCCATTTCTTTTGTTGATTTGAATTGAGCTGTAACAGCACCAGTTTTGATATTAACGAAAAAGTGTTTAGCATTTGGTTCGATATCAGTCAAGTTTAAATAATCCATGAATGATTCTTTATCATGGTGTTCTCTTTCAGCAGCAGCATGATCATAGCCACCTTCTTTCACCTTAGGTGCTAGTTCTACACCAATATCTTGACCTTGCATTTCAAGTCTTTCTTTCATTGGCTTAGCAATGTTTTCTTCGAAATGATCAACTGGATGAATTATGTTTTCACCATTTTCATTTAGATCATCATGACAATAAACACCCATAACAATTTCTTTTGAAGGTGTTGTACCTCTAACCATTTGATATCTTTTATCACCAATGGTAAATGGTTTTGAAACTTCTCCAGACTCAGAATCCTTTACATTAGAAAGATATTTAATTGTAGCTTGGTCCTGTGGTTGAATTGCAACTTCTTGTTCTTCCATTGCAGAAGCCATTGATTTAGATGCAGCAACTGTATCAGCAGTAGAAAGTTGATTTGGGTTTGGACTAGTAATAGTTACCTCTTTTTTATCTTTAGGATTTAACGTACCAGAAATTTTCTTGTATGTTTGATAATCCATATTGATCTCATCCAATTTTTTATTTTGATTGTTCATGATTTTGTTTATTATAATTCAATATTAGGTCTTTCTCGTATAACTTTTCTTCAATAGCTTTATTTGTATCTCCAAATTTAAAACAGAGTCTTTTTTCTGGATAAGAATCATAAGCATTTATATTTTCCCAAGCCAAAGCTATAACACCATCTACTGCATCCCATACTGCAAACGTATCACTATTTTGAACGACATCCAATTTCAATTCTGATTCTAGTCTACCAACCTTTTTTATAAAATGATCATGAGGGGCTTCTGGTCTTCCAGAAGCTGGAAATGTATCCCATTCATCACCATCAATGTTTTTTGTGGTATCGGAAAAAATAAATTCATAAAGAAATTTTCCTTCATAATTCTTTCCAACCATATTAACATATATTAAAAAAAGTTCGTTCATTATTTACTTGCTTTTGGGTCTGGCTTTACACTTGGCATTGGTAAAAATGGTTTATTTTTTCTACTTGGTGCAATGTTAGGTTCTACTTTTGTTGGAGCTGGTTTAGTGCTTGGTTTTGGCATAACCTGTGGTTCAATCATTGGTTCATTCATGTTATCTTCTTGATTAAAAGTTTCTCGTAATCTGGTCTTTATTTTACCAAAGATACTACTTTTTTCTGATTCCTTCAAGTGATTATCTAGGATATCATTAGAATTTGGTTGAAACATGTTGTTTTTCTTAGGCTTTATGAAAAGATTATCATTCTCATTTACATCTCCCCCGAAATCACCTCCACTTGCCCCTGCATTAGCAGCACCAGCATTTTCACTACCACCATCGCCTAAATCTGGTGATTCAGCATCATCATTATTTGGGTCAACATCTGTATCAGCAGCATCTGTATCAGCAGCATCTGAATTATCATCATCTTTATTACCAGCACTTTTTACTTTTTTGATAATATCAGATTGATCATTTGCATCCATTTCTGAAGTATGAGTTGCTGACAATAAAGAATTTATTGAGAATTTTTCCAACTCATAATCTGGTTGTCCTTGTGACTCAGTATATTTTCTAAGTGATTGTCCTAACTTTCCAGTTAGCTGTTCAATATATTTTTTTGGGTCTGAATTTTCATCAGCTTCTACACCAGCATTAAATGGTTCCTTATCAAAAGGCTTGTCATCTGAACTTGGTATTGGTTCTGCATCCATTCCAGCATCTGCTGGTGGAGTATCAATAGGTGCAGCTGGAGCTTCTGGTGTTGGTTCTGACGAACCTCCAAGCTTCAACTTGTATCTTTTTTCTTCGCTTATCTTAGATGGTATACTTTTTTTTTTACCTTGCCTTCAGTTAAGCTATCAATAATAGCATCCATATTTTCTAAAGCTCTTACAATAGTCAATTTAGATTCTTTAATTTCACGATCTTTTGGTTTGTCTGAAACTTCATTTGTGTTGTCAGTTTCTTCCATCATCTTATCAACAGCAGCATCAGCTTCACTCAATTCAACTTCCTCTTCTTCCATCATTGGTTTATTTTCTTCCAAGTTACCTTCACCTGAAAAACCGTTACCAGTCATTTCAGCAAAACCAGCAACTCCACCTTCAGCAAGTAAATTGTCGTTTTGGAATACATTAATTTCACCTGTGAAATCATATGCTTCAGCAAGACTCTTAAATTTAAGATTCAAGTGCTTGATTGCTTTAGCGTAAGAAGGATAAGCTTCTGAATTCTTGTTCATCAATCCACCGATATATTTAAAATCTTCAGCAACCAAGTTTGTTTTCTTTGTTGTTGTTTTAATATACCATTGATGATTTTCTCTTACAATTGCATAAGCATTTCCATCTGGTCCAACTTTAGTCAATTCAATAACTATTGAAGTTTTGTTTTCATTGATTGGAGCAATCCCCATCAATTCCTTCATACGTTCATTGATTTGATTACCTTTAAGGCCAACTGGACTGATTTTGATTAATTTTTTCATATAATATAGTTTGTTTTTCTTCTTTTATTTTAATATAAATATCCTAATTTTAGCCAAAAAATTAATAAACCGTTGGACTACCTTGTGTTACATCGATGTTATCACCTAGTAAATAACAACCTGTTCCACCACTTACTGTTTTAACCCAAATAGGAATATTAGAAGTAGCACCAACATTGATGAAAACGTTGTTAACATTTATAGTGCAACCAGCTGATCCACCATAAATTTCAGTATATGTGTGTGCAGATGTGTTAGCACTTTGTGCTGGGACAATAATGCTGTGTATATCGTTAATTCTTGGCATTTTAATAGTGTTTTCTTATAAATATTAACGAAACACAAAAAAAGCTCCTTTAGGGAGCTTTAGTTTGAAATAATTCTGAGTTACTTAATAAGTCATAAATGTTGTGTTATGCTTAATTCTGTGGTTTCTAACCTTCTTTTGATGCTTACTTCCACATGCATGTTTTGGTTGACATGAGTCGAAAGAAATCAAGACTGATACTGCTAGTAAAATTGTTAATAGTTTTTTCATTTTAGTTTGATAAGTTTGCTTTTATTGTTGTGTGTGATTGATACCCTTCAATATGAAAATCTCCATAATCCCAAAAATGTGGGTTTGTTTCTATATTTGCATTAGGAACAACATTATGTGGATCAATTTTTAAAATTGGTAATTGAAAAGGTTCTCTGGTTATTTGTTCTTTTGCTTGTTCAATATGATCAAGATACAAATGAGTATCACCTAGGCTTCCAATAAGCTCATCTGGGACCATATTAACTTCTTTGGCTAACATTTCTAATAACAAGCCATAACTCGCTATATTGAACGGCAATCCAAGGAATGTATCAACACTTCTTTGATTCCACATTAAAGAAATTGATCTTTTAGGGATATTTAATTGATCTAACTTATCAATTAAATTAGGTTCATCAACATCTGTATTTCCATTTGATAATGAATGACGTTCTAATAATGTTAATTCTCTAGTATAAACTTGGAAACCATAATGACAAGGAGGAAGAACCATCTTGTCAATATCAGCAACATTCCAAGCATTAACCATTAATCGTCTTGAATTAGGATTATTTTTAAGATCGTTAATTAAAATTGCTATTTGATCAATCCACTGATTACCAATAAAAATTTCACCAGTAATTTCATTTACTTTATTCATCACACTCCAGTGTCTCCATTGTCGTCCATAAATAGGACCCAAATCTCCCCATTTTTTAGCAAATTCATTACCTCTTGTTGATTCTTCCAATATGGATTTAACAAACATTTCTTTAGTCATTGGTGAATAGAAATCTGGTTGAACATCTAGGTTAGGTGGACAAACAGGTGGAACAAATTTGCTTAAATAATTTTTATAAGCATCACCAGTCCAAATGTTATTATTGTTTTCGACAAGATACTTTATGTTGGTATCTCCTCTCAAGAACCATAACATTTCAGTTACGATTCCTTTCCATGCCATTCTTTTGGTTGTGAGCAAAGGAAAACCATCAGACATCTTGTGTCTAATGGTTCTTCCAAATACACTGATAGTTCCTGTTCCAGTTCTATCACCTTTTTTAACTCCATTATCTAAGATATCTTGAAGTAAATCTGTATATTGTTTATCTAAGTTATTCATTAGGCAACAACAGCTGTTTTAAAATCTTCTGGGTAAGCAGCTTGTTGAAAAGCACCAATCTTTCCTTCAATCTTAGCTAATAAATCTTTATTGATATTTCCAGTTGAAATATAACTAGCAATTAATAATGTCATTCCTTCTAACATATCTTTTGTCTTAGCAGTTACAACAACCTTATCATCCACCGCTTTCAATTCTTCAACTTCTTTAAGGATAGTAGAAACATCCATTTTATCCATCTTTTCGAAATTGGTATATTTCTTTTTGATGTAAGTATTAAATACAATTCCATTGCTTTCTGCAATTTCAAATCTAGTATAATCTGTAAGATCAACACTAGGATATTTATACTGTCCACCGTTATTGAAAATAACGATCAAATCTCTCGTTACTGTATCAAAGATAGATGCACAGATCGTTGATGACGAATACATGGCTTTGATTTTGTTGTTTTTTTCTTGTTTTTTTACAATCATTTTGTTTATTTATTTTTTATTGTTATTGTGCATATGTTTTATACGCTTGTACATCTCTGAGGTTGAAGATGTTACCAGTACTTGTCAGCGTATTCTTCAACTCATCTTTCTCATCAATGATTACAATGATATGATCACCAGTTATCATCAATCCACAGTCTCCGAATTCAACTTTTGTCGTATTTAATGGATCATTTGTCGTGGATTTTAAAAGTAATTCTACTTTTCCGAATTTTGGTGCTCTATTTGCGCTCATCATTTACTTTTTGTACAAATATACGAATATTTATCTAAAGAATCAAGTGCTTGTAGTCTTTAAAAATAATCAGTATCTTTGTACAACAAACCCATGAATAGAGAAATATATCCCAAGGTCAAATTAATCATCAATCATTCAATGAAAGAGGCAAAAGCTTTTGATGATGTTAAAGTAAGACCAGAACATATCGTCTTATCTATATTAATAGATATGGACAATGAATGTATCAAAGTATTAAATAATTTGAATGTTGATGTTTCAGATTTATATGATAGAATTTCATATGAACTAAGAAAAAATGATATGACTCCTCGAATGATAAACATGTCGAGAAAAACACTTCCCTTTTCCGATGAAGCAAAATTGATGTTGAAAGCATTGGATGCTGAGTGTGAAAAAATGAATGATACAATGATAGATACAACACATATCATGTTGGCAATATTATTGACAAAATCATCAGTGACCGAAATTCTAAACGAAACATTCGGTGTAAATTATAATCTATTTAAAAAAACAATGAAAGAAATGAAAGACGATTTCAAAAATGGTGCATATGAAGGTGATGATGGAAATGATACTGGTGAAGATAGTGAAGCCTTTAAAAAGAAACAAAAACAAATTGACCCTAAGAGTAAAACACCTGTTCTTGATAATTTTTGCAGAGATATATCCAAAGCTGTAGATAAAGGAGAGATTGACCCAGTTGTTGGTAGATCAGTTGAAATTAAAAGAGTTTCACAAATCCTATCAAGACGTAAAAAGAATAATCCGATTCTTATCGGTGAACCAGGAGTTGGAAAAACTTCCATTGTTGAAGGTCTAGCACAAATCATTAAAAATGGTAATGCACCTAGAACACTTATTGGTAAAAGAATCCTAACTCTTGACCTAGCATCAATTGTTGCTGGTACCAAGTATCGTGGACAATTTGAAGAAAGAATGAAAGCTATTCTAGAAGAGTGTAAAGCAAATCCAGATGTTGTTCTATTCATTGATGAATTACATACAATTGTAGGTGCTGGTAATGCATCTGGATCACTTGATGCATCAAATATTTTCAAGCCAGCATTATCTCGTGGAGAAATCCAAATCATTGGTGCAACAACACTTGATGAATACAGAGAAAATATCGAAAAAGATGGAGCATTAACCAGACGTTTCCAACAAGTTCTTGTCGTAGAACCAACTCTTGAAGAAACCAAGGTGATCCTTATGAACATTAAAGAAAAATATGAAGCCCACCATAAGGTTAAATATACAGATGAAGCTATTGATGAATGTGTTAAATTAGCAGCAAGATATATCATGGATAGATCAATGCCAGATAAAGCAATTGATGTATTGGATGAAGCTGGTGCTATAACAAATGTCAGTGTTGAAAAACCTGAGAATATCAAGAGTCTTGAGAAACAAAAGATTGAAATTAATGAACGAAAAAAAGAAGTAGTTCTTAAACAAAAATATGAAGAAGCTGCCAAGCTTAGAGATGAAGAGAAAAAATTAGTTGATGAATTGGATATCGCACATAAAGAATGGATTTCCAGTCTGGATAAAAAGGTAACTGAAGTTGGTGTAGAATTGATTTCAGAAGTCGTATCTATGATGACTGGTATTCCATTAACAAAGATATCAACTCAAGAAAGCAAACGTCTTATGAATATGGATAAGGAACTTATGGGTAAGATCATAGGTCAAGATGCTGCTGTTTCTAAAGTCGTTAAAGCAATCAAACGTAATCGTATTGGTATTAAGAATAAAAATAAACCAGTAGGTTCGTTTATCTTCTTGGGACCAACTGGTGTTGGTAAAACAATGCTAGCTAAAATGCTTGCTGAATATGTTTTTGGTGATTCAGATTCATTGATTAGAATGGATATGTCTGAATACATGGAAAAACACTCGGTATCTAGACTTATTGGTCCACCGCCAGGATATGTGGGGTATGATCAAGGTGGTCAATTAACAGAAAAGGTTAGAAGAAAACCACACTGTGTTATTCTTTTTGATGAAATAGAAAAAGCACACGAAGATGTATTCAACTTATTGTTACAATTACTTGATGAAGGTATGTTAACTGATGGCTTAGGTCGTAAGGTTAACTTCAAAAATGCATTGATCATCCTTACATCAAATATTGGTGTAAGAGAAGTTAACTCATTTGGTAAAAATATGGGATTCCAAACTCCATTGAGTATTGTAAATGAAGAAAATAAATCTCGTGAAATCATTGAAAAGGCCCTTAAGAAAAAATTCCGTCCAGAATTCCTTAATCGTATTGATGAAGCAATTATCTTTAGAGGTCTTACTGAAGAAGACATACATAAAATCATCTATCTTGAAATTGAAAACCTTGAAAAACGTATCGCTGAGATGAATTTTAAGCTTAAAGTCAGCAAAGATGCAATAGAATACTTATCAAAACAAGGATATGATGAAGCTTATGGAGCCAGACCTCTAGGTAGAGCCATTCAACACTATATTGAAGACCCAGTTGCAGATGAAATTCTAAATGGCAACATTGGAGAAGGTGAAACAATCAACGTAACCTTTGACAAGGAAAAAGAGGAAATCATCATTAAAACAATAAAGCCTAAAACTAAATAATAAAAGACCCGATTTTTTCGGGTCTTTTTGGTATTTATAAGTATGAAACCACTTATAAAACAATTGCTTAGAGAAAGGCTTTTAACCAAGGATGAAATAGATATCAAAACTGTTTCTGATTTTGTTAACTTTGCCAAGAAGTATCTAGGTATTGATGATGATGTAAAAGTAGCATTGGCATTCGAAAGAACAGCTGATCTTAAAACAACTGCTTATTATAGTCTTAATGGTTTTGTAAAGATATATGTTAAGAATAGAGCAATTGTAGATGTATGTCGATCCATTGCACATGAATTGGTTCATCACTTGCAAAATATTGAAGGTAGATTAGTTGATGCACTTAAAGATGGAGAAGATGGTAGCCCAATTGAAAATGAAGCAAATGCTGTCGCTGGAATCATAATAAGAAAGTATGGAAAATTACATCCAGAAATTTACCAATAATATTAATCGTCATGCCTTATAAAGTTAAAGGAAATTGTGTTTATAAAAAAGATGGTGGAGCCAAGGTTGGTTGTACTAATGGTAGTGTTCAAAAATACCTAGCTGCTTTACATGCTAATGCAAATGAATCGATAGAAGAAGTAACTAAAAAAGAACCTAAAATTTTTACATATACAGCATATAGACTTCCTAATCAAGAAGACCTTAATGAAATTGATCAAGCTAATCTATCAGCTAAAGAAATTTATGAAGGTTTTTCCTATACAATAATTGGCAAAGGAATTCGTTCTCATAAAAATAGATTACAAATAATAGAAGCTATAAACATGCTGATCTCTTTCAATCCAAAAAATGAAGAATACAAAAAAGCACTTGATATGGCCAAAGGTATTAAACAATCTGTTAATGAAAATACCAAAACATTAATTAAACGTTTGATTCGTGAACGATTAGGATTTTAATTTTATATCTCCAATATATTCATGACTGAAACAAACTCGTTTGTTATCAGCATAATGATTCTTAAAAACATTCTTGTGATCAATATCCAATCTTAATTTTTTATTCTTACTTGTAGGTTTCCATAATGGTGAATGTTCTCTATAAAATCCCATACGTGGATGCTTTTGCTATTTTATAGATATTTATTATTAAAACCAAGATGCCAAGAACATTAACAACTGAACAATTTATTGAAAAAGCTAAATTAATACATGGTGATAAATATGATTATTCTTTGACCAAGTTTATTAATAGCAAAATAAAAGTTAAAATCATTTGTCCAATACATGGTGAATTTGAACAATCTCACAATAAACATTTATCTAAAAAAGGTTGTTCAAAATGTGGTTTCATATCTAGATGTAATTTAGCCAGCAGCAATTCAAGTGAATTTATAAATAAAGCTATTAAAATACATGGTACTAAATATAATTATAGTAATGTTGTTTATACTGGTAGAGGCGATAAAATAATCATCAATTGTGAAAAACATGGTAATTTTGAACAAACACCACATAATCATTTAGCTGGTAATGGTTGTCCACACTGTAGAGATTCAAAAGGTGAGAAAATAATTAATGAATTTTTAAATAAAAAAAATATTAATTTTATTTCACAAAAAAGATTCTCAAATTGTAGACATATTTTGCCATTACCATTTGATTTTTACTTACCAGATTATAATATATGTATTGAATTTCAAGGAATACAACACTTTAAACCACGCAGTAAATTTGGTGGTGAAAAAGAATTTAAGAAAATACAATTAAGAGATTCAATAAAATTAAATTATTGTAAAGATAATAACATACAATTATTAATGATCAGATACAAAGATAATGTAATAAATGAACTAAATAATTTTCTTAGAACCTATGTATTCAAATGAACCACAAATACGCTTATTATCAGCATAATGACCTTTAAATATGTTATTATGGGTTATATCTTTTCTTAATTTTTTATGTTTACTTGTTGGTTTCCATAACGGACTATGCTCTCTATACCAAATCATTCGTGGATGGGCTGTTCTAGAAAAGTATCTATGTCCTTGATCCAAGTGAAGCTGGCCAATTGCATCTGAAAATCTTACACCAATACCCATACCTTGAAAATCTGGAAGAATTACGGTCCTATGTCCTCGCCAAGCATTCTTCAAAGCACCATTAGGAAGCGTTATAGACGCTCCAAAAGCTACAACCTCATCTTCCCACACCCCAATATAACATCGTGCTGCCTTGTTGATATTACCGTCTAAATAATGATAGTCTTTAAACACTCTCCAAGTATCATACTTTGTGCGATATATCTTGATAATGATTTCTGGTCGGACAAAAAAAAACCATTTAAAAATTCTCCAGTATCTGTATCAATAACCCAATCTGGTTCCAACCATTCTAAAATATCATGATGACATGTAGAGATAACAACATTTTCCAAGTCATTATTTTTAATATATCTAGAAAGTGAAATAGATGCAGCCTTAGCAACTGTCCTATCTACAACTGATGTAAATTCATCAATTACAGCACCTGACTTAAGCTTCCTAGCTAAGTCTGCTCTAAACTTCTCACCATTGGATAATACATCATAGGATTTATACCAAGATGGGACTGTATTCAATCCAACTGATCCTAATTTATTAATAGCATCATCTGGAGAATCAAAATGTGAAACAATAGATTTATTTAAGGACCAAATTGGTTGTTCTTCTTTACCGAATTTAGAAAGTAATGTAGATTTACCAGAACCACTTGAACCAACAATAACACCTAATTTAAACTTAGATGGTAACTTGATTGGTAGTTCCCAAGGATAGAATTTAGATGTGCCATCAAATTTGCAATCAAATGCTTTTTCACTGGCACAAATAAAATCATCTCGTTCAACACTTGAAGTCAATGGTTCTGACGATCTGATCAGTTTCTCTATCACTTTTTCCATGCTTAATTATACTTGTCATAATGATAAAGTAAACGGAAAGATTAGAAAATAAAATAGCTAGGAACATAGTTAAATATCCCTAGCTATTACTGATTAATAGTTATTACTTCTTAGCGATTAATTTTGCTTCTAAAGCACTAAGTCTGCTTTCTAAAAGAGCAGATTTGTCAGCATCTTTTTTTGCTTGTTCAGCAAGCCATTCAGTTTTTTTAACTGCAACTGCTTCTGTAACTAATCCATCAATTAAATCAACAAGATCATTTTCCTTGATTTTAACTGTTTTTTTTGCTACTGGTTTTGTGTTTGACATATCTTTAAGGTTTAAAAAAAATCTTATTTTTCTTAATAATAAATATAGGCCAAATAACAAAAAGATTAAATTTATCCAAAATATTTTGAATAGACTTAATCTTCTAGTTTTGAACCCTTGCTACTATAAATATCTCCAACAATTGATTAATCGTTAAAAGTTTTATTTTTGAGAAGAATTCTTGGGCTTCAGTTAAACAATTAGCTTTGGTTTGTGCTATTTTTTCCCCAGTTTTGGTTGTTAAAACATATCTATCCATGTGCTTGGTTTATTATAAATATAACAAACCAGCACATAAAATAAATGGTTAACACAAACGGTCAGCTTCATATGAAGCTGAAATAGCAGCTGGCTTAATCTTGAATTCGTAACCCATACCAAGAATGTATCCAACAGCTTGTTGTAAAGCCTTATTGGATTCGTGTTGTGGGTTAGGATTGATATCAGCGTGGATTTCAAGCTTGATCTCGTATAAATCCAATAGAGGAGCAATCTCGTAAGCGATTTCAATTGATTTACCTACTTCGTAAACCATTCTTTCGTTAACAAGTTCTTTGTTTCTCAATTTGAATTGGTTATAGTGAATAGTGTGTAATACAATACCTCCACGACCAACAATGACACCACCACCCAAATCTTCATATGTTGAGATAAGGATAACGGTTGCGAATTTATAAACTCCTGGTTTTCCAGCCTTTTGAGAGTCAGTACCAATACTAACATTAAGCTTGTAACCTCTTGATATTTCATGATCAAGAATTTTTGTCAAATAATCTAAGATTGGCTTGCAATCTATTGTGTTAGTAAGTGCGTTTGTAGTCAATTCTGCAATTACTTCATCACCTCTTTTCCATTTTACTTTTTCCATTTCATTTTGTTTTAAAACTTGTTATTAATTAAAAAGACCCCTGTTTAGGAGTCTTCTTATCGTTAATCAATTTGAGTTTGTGGTAACAACCTCTTTAATTTTCGATAATTTTCTGCTCCAATTTCATCTTGTTTTACTCCTAGTCTGTATAGCGACCCACCATTGCTTTTATCTAGATAGGCAATTTCAGACGGGAATTCTTTAATCGGATTTCCGACCAAGTTCAAGAAATTTAAATTTTTCAATGCACCTATTTCTTTTGGTAATGATTTGATCTTATTATCCGATAATACCAACATCTCCAATTTCGTTAAGCTACCAATAGACGGATGTAACTCAACCAACTTAGCATCACAAATGATAAGCTGATCAAGCATTTTAAATCTGCTCAAATCTGGTAACTTTGGTATTTCTCTTTTCATAAATCTTAAAATAGGCACATTCTCATCAAACATTTCAAACAAGCTTTCAGTAAACCCAAATTGAATTAGGTAATCCAAATACTTGTTTGATTCAATTCCTTTATTATAAGCCTTAGCCATTCCCATTAATTCCTCATAGAAGTAATTGGATAAGCCTTCGCTTTCATTTAACACACTTTCAAATATGCTAACGTTTTGACCATTTTTTCTATCCTTTAATTGGCCAGTTTCGAAGTGTATTTGATACATTTCTTCTGATTCACCAATAAAGAACTTCTTGTCAACTATAATATAAATATCCGAGTTTTTACCATTAGGCTTTTTATGACCTTCAGTATAGCTCTTAAACATTCCATTTCCTTCTTTTGCAGTACACCAATTGGCAAACTTTTCAAAAACAACATTTGCAGCTGTTGATTTAGGAATATATAAAACAAACTTCCTATCAGATACTGGTATTATTGCTTGACCAAGAGTAACAAATTTATTCATGGTCCTCTCAACAGCACTTGGTTCCCTTTCAATAAATGGATCAACTGCATCAAATAATTGAGAAAGAGATTTGTATTGATTAATGTTTGTAGGATCACCAACATGTTTAAGACTATAGTTGGATAAACATAACTCTTTAAACTTTTTCTTTCTCTTATTATCTTCAAATAAAACCAGATAAACATTTGCTTGTGGTAAGTCTTCACTTACAAATCTAATAGCTGCTTCAATACTATTCTCTCTAGTATCCTTTAATTGTCTAGAGAAAACAGTTAACATCCATTGCAAATAAATCTTATTCTCTGTTGGATCAGCAACTATCATATTTGAAAATATGGTAGAAGAAATACTAACTTTCTTCAGAACACGATTTTTTTCATTTATCTTTGATGATAAAATAGCAATAACAAGACTTGACTCATCATTCGAATCATTATGTGATTTGATTAATGAAGTAGTATAACCATCCTTAACTAATTCAGCTATCTTTTCTTCAACAGCTGTTTTGCTTTGATAAATATCGAAGACATCAAATTGTTCGGCTAGGAAGGTTAATCTATCAGTTATGTTACTAGTCTCTTGCATTATACTTTTTCACAAAGGTACTGATATTTTTCCAAATAAACAAGAGCTTAAAGATAAAATCGTCTAAAAAAATCCTCTTCCAAATACTCTTCTATTCTTCTTTTGAAAAACCATACAAAATTATTCATACCTTCAGCATCTCTTTCAATGATATCTAGTATTACTCTATTTGCATTTTCACCATCAGTTATCCTATATTTGATTTCTTTGAAATAATCACCTTTTCCTTGATTAATTAATTCTTGCACTATTAAGCTGTATGTTTCCCATCGATCCTCTTCCTCTTCATCAATACTAACTAATATGTTGTTTATGTGCTTGTTATATGCCTTGTCTAATGTAGTTTTTTTACCTTGACCAGCCTTAAATAAGAAATTATTAGCGTTCATCGGTATTGTTTAAGTAAGTCGTTATTTACTTATAAATATCTTGGAAGTACCGATTCTTCTAGTTTTTTGATGACTTCTTCTATTGTAGTTTGACCCTCAGCTGAATAATCTATCTTACTTAAATCATTAGCATTTAACCTAGTAATATTGGTTTGAAATTCATGCCAATTAGGGGTTACATCACTAATCATAACTACATGTTTTCCCAAGGCCCAAGCCAACCAACTCAATCCAGAACTAATACCCAAATGAAAATCGGCATGAAGTATATCACTGGCCCTTATTCCCAAATTAATATCACCAGTCAAATCAACAGCATTTATTAAATTGGTAGGCTCTTTTGAGATAATGAAAACCAAATAACCCTTGTTGTTCAAATAATCAACAATAGCTTGCCATCCATTTTCAGCCTTCCAGTGCTTAGTATCTGAACTTCCATACTCTGACAAGGTAACATATTTTCTATTCACTCTAGGTGGTATATGTGCGTAATTAATGGTTAAATCTGGAGTTATCTCACGATACTCCAGACCAAGAATTGCACATGCAATTCTTTGAAGCGGATTCTCACTTGTATTCAATGGAGAATAAATTACATTTCCATTGCTAGCTCCAATATAGTATTGAGCATAAAGATTTTCAATAATGGTATTTGGCTTGACAAAAAGCACTTCTGGATAAACATTGATAAACAAATCATTGTAAAATGTTGAACATACAACCTTGCAATTGTATTTTTTTCTGAATTCATCAACATATGGCATCCAAGCAATGTTGTCACCTAAAGCCCAAGCATCCATTTTTATTTGGACGATATTATCCTCCAATGAGAAAATATTTTTATAAATCATTTTATCAGATTCATCTCGCACTTCAACAACCCAATTTGTAAACCATTGATTACTCTTGCAAATAAGTGTTTGATTTACTTCACAAAAACCTTCGCAAATTAAATTCATTGATTGATCAGGAAGCCGTTCAAAAAAGCTAACCTTGTACTTATGTGGTTGATCACCAGAAATAATAATTCTTGGTGCATTACCTTCTTTTGGTAATGTGGTAACATAACTTACCTTAAATGTATTTTCCATTAAAAATTTCTAATTTTATTATATAGTCTTTCCAATTCTGGTGTAGTTCCCTTAACATCTTCAATCACTTCTATAATAACTTCATTTGGATTATTATTATCAGTAAGTTTATATTGAAGTTCTTTAACCTTTAACATATCCTTCAAGGAGTGTTTCAATTCTAAAATAACTTGATTATATGTGGCCCAAGCTTTTTTCTTTTGCAAATCACCAATGATAAGATTTTCAGTAAGCTTCGTTTCATATTGATGTTCCAATACACTGTCAAAGTCACCATAATGTTCCTTAAGAACTTTTCTTATTTTGGTTTTAAGTGTCATTTAATTAACTGGTATGTTTTTCGAAAGCTGATAGTTGTCCGAAATATTTCCGTACATCCAATCTCTAATTACTTGTTTGGTAAATTCATCACCTGTTTTATACTTGAACTTCATATATTCGTACAAGGCTTTTGGTGTAATGGCTTCATTATCTGCTTTAATCGTAACCATTGGCTTTTCAAAATACTCTCCACCCTCACGTACAAATTTTTCTATTGGTTCGTAATTGGCATCCAATTCTTCTTTCATTTGCTTTACCAAGCTAGAATGAACAGCATTCTCAGTGATCGTTGATTTTAAACGATGTAATTGTTTTTCGGTTATGATTAACTTCTTTTTCATATCTATAAATATTCGAGTCGAATTAAAAGACTCGTTTATTATGATAACAAAGCATTGATTTTCGCTTGAAAATCAGCCTTGCTATGAGCTCCAATGATTTTATCAGCAACCTTGCCATCCTTGAAAAATATGGTAGTAGGAATACCTCTAACACCATAATTTACAGCTGCTTCAGCATTATCATCAACATTGATCTTCCCAATACTAACATTATCATTAGACTTATTATCGTTGGCCAATTCTTCAATGATGGGTCCTAGCATCTTACAAGGTCCACACCATGGAGCCCAAAAATCCAATACACTTATGCCTTTTTTATTTAAAAATTCTGTGATGTTTCCATCAGTTACTTCTATTGCCATTTTCTTTACTACTATTTTTATTTTTGTTATACTTATAAATATAATAAAACCTTTTCAAAAATCAATGTCTGACGCTGAATTATTAGATTCCCAATTAATTTGGAAATATCTATCTCGTGTATATCCAGATGACCATCAAGTCATTTACTTATACGCATGTGGTAATGTCAGAAGTCCTAGTATTGCCGTTGAAAGAGTAATTGATTCAGTACAGTCAATATTTTGTCCACCAATGAAAGAACATTTACTTAAGATTGTTATTAAAGCTTTCTTAGAGTATAAGAAGAAACAACATATAAATGGTGAGATTAAGATAAAACCAATCTATGGCCATTAATAATCACCCATCTTTGGTAGCATTTTAAATGTTCGAACAACCTTTTCAAAGACCTTGAACTTCTCCAATTGGAAAAATTCATTTATATAACGACCAGTTTCTGATATACTCATTCCATAAATCTTATCAAGCATTTCAGAAACGTGTATGATACATTTCTTTTCATATGTTGATAATTTCCCATCAAGTAATGATGATTTAAATGATGTGCAGTAATTTGTATATGTTGAGAAATTTGTTTTTTTGAAATGTTCAAATGAAACTTCACAAATTGTCAAATAAATATAATTGTCATATTTACTCATTTTCTATTTAAAAATATGATTTATTGAACGTTTTCAAATATTTATTGCAAAGCAAAGTAATCATGAATGAAGAATTAATCATTGATCCTAGTATTCCTGTTATCATACCTGTAATCGATGAATTTGACGATTTTGGTGATCATTGCATCTTTTAATATGTATAGTGATGTAGACATAAAAATGATGTTTAAATTTCTTGAACGAAATTATCCTGTTTCAAGAGTTAAATATAAAATGCGTTTCAGACGTGCAATCGTCTTAGATGATGGATCAATCTATGTCCTTAGTGACCCATCAGCACAAACACAACTCATGTTTAATTTATTTGAAATACTTAAACAAGTATTTAATTGTGATGATGTAACTATTAGACTCGTTCTTAATAACTTCTTACGTTTAGATTAATTACCAAGATTCTATTTTCTGTAGAGTCAACTGTGTCCAATAATGACAATTGTGCCCATTAATGCTTCCTTCCATTTCCTCAATTTCAATTGCTACTGTACTATCAGCATAACTAATAGTTTGGCCACTAAATGGTCGGCTTGACCCACCCAGTAATTCTTGTGGATTTACTGGGTCTTCAACAATAGTCGTATTACTACCAACATAATAAACAGCGTAATGCTTGGAGGTATCACCATTCAAAACAAAATCACCATAACCAGTTCCTGTACTTCCAGCTGGTTTCCAAAATGAATAAGTTGTTTGATTGCGGATAATGGTTTCAATATCAAATTCACTTCCACCCCATCTTAGACTGGATGTATCCTTGTTAGGACCAAAATGATTATAAACCGTTTTTATTCCTGTTTCATGATCTTCAACATAAAGCTTAGCATCAGTAATCAAAAACTTACCCCAAGCACTAACTCGTGGTGAGCTATTAACACTTGGCACATTAGATGGCAATTGATCTGTTGGATAAATCACCTCTTTACGACACGATACCAAAAATAACAATACTGCAAGTAAAACTAGAATATTTTTCATGGTTTATGTATTTACTCACAAAGGTACAAATAAAAATATTAATAACCAAATCTTTGGTTAACTTTCTGTAGGTGTAACATCTATCGGTTTTACGTCATCAAATGACTTATTTAAACCATGTTCAGTAGATAATGCTTGAAGCTTCTCTAGGTCCAATACAATCATTTGTAAGGGCCTTAATTTTTGAGATACCAGATCATGTGCATTATCTATTCTTATATCTAAATTTTCGCCTTCATTAGCATCATTAATGACAGAATAAGCTTTTCTATCACCATCCATCAAAGCAGAATCAATCGCATCTAAACGATTGCTTATCTTAGCAAGACTAATTTCATTGTTGATAATTTCAATAATAGAAATCATTCCAATGTTAACATATAGAGCATTCAATTCTTTAACCTTAGCATTGCAAAACTCTTCAAATTTTGCGATAATACTTACATCCTCATTTATGAGTTTAAGACGATTAGCTTGACCTTCTGTTATTTTGATTTTCATAACTTTTATAATAAATATCTTGATTTTAACCAAACATAACCTATATTTGTTTTAATGAAAAACGCCAAAAAACCTACATTATTCGTTGAACTTATTCCAACCACTTGTCACTTCAGCAATGTCAGAACAACCGTTAAGCCAAAGGAATGGGATAAGATCAGATTCATATCCTATGCAGCTGCTGATAACAAATGTGAAATATGTAAAGAGTCTGGAAAAGATCAAGGTTATAAACATAACGTTGAGTGTCATGAAATATGGGAATATGATGATGAGAATCATATCCAAAAATTGGTTGGTCTAATTTCCCTATGTCCAACTTGTCATCAAGTTAAACATATTGGACGAGCAATGATAATTGGAAAACAAGCTGAATGCTTCGCTCAGTTGGCCAAGGTAAATGGATGGTCCATTCAACAAATCAATGAACACTTAATAGCATCATTTGAAATACATAAAGAACGCTCACTCCATCAATGGACCCTTGATCTATCAATTCTTAAGGAAGAACCATATAGCATCGATATCAAAGAAGGAAAAAAAAGAATCTTTGAAGTTAAGAGATATAAGAAAAAAAGAAAACGCAAGACTAGAAAATCTGCAAGAAAAACAGCAAAGAAAAAAATGGGTAAACACCCACCAAAAAAGAAATAAAATTTATATTAATTTAAGTGCTTCTTCGATAGCTTTATTAAGAGCTTCATTATATTCCAATTTTTCAAAATAAGCATCAATTATTTTACCTTCGTTATCTTGATATTTTCCAGTAATACTGAATCCATATTTTTGAGAAGTAGGTTTATGTGATGGACATATATGAATATGTTTTTTTCTAAACCAAGCAAGTACTTGTTCATAAAGTGGTGCTCCAATTTCTTCAATGTCTTGTAGATTCCAAAAAACGGACCCAGTTACACAAACAATTTCTTTATTCAAATATTTATCTTTTTTGTAATAAGTCAAACAAACATCAACAAATCCTTTTTCTTTAAGTTTAAGTGATAAGTTATATGGTACAAAAAATTCTTCCATGATTAAATAAGTGTTAAGGCTTTTTCTATTGCATTATTATAAGCTTTATAATAATCATCAAACCAAATCGTTTCAACTCCATTGTCTTCATCATCACATTGGATATAATCGCCTTTAGTCATGAAATTGATAGTCCAAACCCAACGTTCTTTAGAATCACAATCAAGCCAAATATTCAACTTATGATTTTTTCTAAACCAAGCACCTATTTGATCAAAAAGTGGTGCTGGTATTAACGAATCAGATTCAGATGCTTTCCACATACCAGTAAATTCTTCACCAATACCATAATGTGAAACACATTTAAATTCAGGTGTAAAAACGGCAAAACACCATTCATTAAATCCTTTTTCCTTAAGCTTAATTGCCAGTTCAGGAGTTACAAATAATTCATCCCAATTCTTCATATTATTTTCCTCTTTCTTTTTCCCAGTTAATAAATTTCACAACCAATTTAAACGCAGCTTGGATATCTGTTTGTTCACCAGTAATGTATTCAGAATGTGCAAATGAAAAATCCTTATACATCTTTCCAGACTTCTCAACACTCATAGCAACATATGTCTTGAAGATGGCAAAGCTATACTCCTTCCCAAGACCATTGATCTTGCGAATAACTGGCATCAACCAATCCCATGATTTATCATAACGGAAATGACCAATGCTAGCATAATAATCTCCAGAAGGAATTCCTTCTGGAAGTCTCCAATGCTTTATCTTAATATCACTGTGACTGCCATGTGGTGCTTCGTATTCCTCTACATGAGTTACGACTCCACCCATCCATTCAGCAATCAATTCACAGTCTTCATATTTGTTCATAATATATTCCTTTCTTATTGGGAGGGGGCTGGGGGAGGGCGATTATGTCGGCAGTTAACAATCTCTTATTTATTTTCGTCAATTAACGATTTAATCAATCCATCAAGCTTTGCTGTTACAGCATAATCAAATCCAGATATATTGCATCTGGTTCTCAAATCATGTAGTGAAATCATAGGATTATCACCCTTAACCTTACCTCTGTTCTCATGAGAAATGGTTACTGGCTTGCTCTTCTTTTCGTCAGGGTCTGATTCCTCAACATCACCCTTCAATTGCTTGTATAAATCCTCAATGCTGATTTCAACACCACCAGACTTCATTCCCTTCAATAACATGAAGATGGTTTGCTTTTCAGTAAGCGTAATCTTAATCACACGATCATTCACTGTAACAGTAGATTCACGTGTCAATTCTTTATCTAAGATAGTTGCCATGATTTATTATTTGTTTTTAATTTAACCTACTGCTATTAATTGTGGATTTTTCCATACGCCAATCAAATCAATCTTTGACTTAATATCATCTGATTGTTCCTCATACCAAGCTAATGCTTCTTTTGTTGCTTCATCTTGTTTACGTTTAGGAAAGTATTCATCTTCTTCCTCTCCTTCAATTTCACAATCAAAAATTTGTTGTAATCGATAAGCAATATATGATGGGTCATTTTCAAAAAGACATGTATGTGTTTTATCAATGATAAATTCACCAGCATTTAAATACTTATCAACTTCATCTTTAGATTCAGCTAATCCAATATGAAATTCATCCTTGAATTTCTTCATGGCAACCAAACGAGCATTTGGCTCATCCTTAAGTCTGATATTAACCAGCTTCTTCATTGGATTACTTTTTAAGTGAATCAGAATTCATGAACTTGTGTATCGGATTACTACAGTCTCCCTTATGTGTTAAATAAGGTCCACCATTACCTTGACCACCCCACCCTGCAATATACTCACAATTACCAATTTTAATTACCTTATAAGTATTTAAAGGTGAGTATTCAAAAGTTGATTCAGGTAAAAGGTTACCTTGTTCTTTAAGTCGAGCTGCTCTTTGTTCATAAGTCTCATCATTACATGATTGACAGATAATTGCACCTAGTGCTAACATAAAAATCATTAATACCTTTTTCATAGTTTTGTTGTTTATTTAGGCAAAGGTAATAAACTTATTCCGATTTTCCAAATATTTATATAGAAATCACCATTAATGAAGCTTTTTTACCGTCTTGACCCAAGTCTTATCTTTGAATCAAACCACGTTACTCCACCCATTCAACTGGATGAGATTGACGAATTGGCCAATTCAATGGAAGCCAATATGAGTAAAGACATAAGCGTTCCAAAAGATGTCTTAAACAGCTTCCAAATCAAAGAATCACTTAACCCTGAAATTTGGCCAACCGATAAGGAATTAAATCCAAAGATTACAGCCAAGCTAATGCAAATAGCCAAGGACTTTATCAAAGACCTTGATCTTCCACAAGAAGTTAAGATATCCGATATCATCTTCACAGGTTCTCTAGCCAATTATAATTGGTCCAAGTACTCAGATATTGATCTACATATCGTATTGGATTTTGAACAATTCGAAGCTGAGCCTAAGATACTAGAAGATTATTTCTATGGACAAAAAGCAATCTGGAATGAAGAACATGATATTAGCGTTTTTGGATATCCAGTAGAAATATATGTACAAGATTTAAATGCCGAATTACAAGCTACAGCCGTTTATTCTGTAATGAAAAATAAATGGGTTAAGAAACCTAAACGTGAAGCTTTTGAATTGGATAAATCAGCCATTAAAGATAAAGCTGATAAATTCATCTATCAACTTAGAGGTATTCGTCAAGATTATAGAGATAAACAATATAAAAGTGTTGTTGATAAGGTTAAAAAGCTTAAAGAAAGGATTTATGATATGAGAACAGCTGGACTTGAAAAAGGTGGCGAACTCTCATTGGAAAATCTAGTCTTCAAGGTCCTTAGAAGAATTCCATTCATGGACCAATTAGATAGCTATAAAGCAAAAGCCTATGATAACCTAATGTCAGTTGTTGAAAGAATTGATGAAGGAAAGATATGGGAACAAGGTGGTGTGCTTCTTATCCTAGGAGAAAAGTTAGAAGGCGATGAACAAAGACTCTATGTCACAACCATAAAGAATCTATCAGAATTGAATAGAAATAAAATGGATCAGACAAAAGGCGTTCCAGCTAGAATGGCCGTTCTTGGAAATCAAGTCTATCGTCTATCTATCATCGATGGTAAATTAAAAGCACAAGGTGTAGCTTGGGGAACTCCAAGCATCATGCTTAAAAAGTTAGGCTTGGTTAAAAATGCTGTTAGTCTTAATAACAACAAGACTCCATTGCATTGGGAAACGCTTCAGTATAATAATATCGGCCAAGCACTTCATGCTATTAGTGGACAGATATTCAAATTGCCAAATATTAAATGGATAGGATAATATGAAAGACTTCATCAAGAAAAGATTGCAAGAAGCAATCAAGCACTTACCATACGATCCCAAACCAGAAATGAAAGCAGCTTCATATTCCAGTCTTAATGAACCAAGTCATAAGTTGGATTTAAATAAGATAAAGTTCAGAATAGCTAAAGCTGCTTCAATCGCAAATGAATTCAAAACGACAAACCCTCAAGATAATTATTTCATTTCTCCAATGGAAGGTGATGGATTCTATCAAGTTGAATTCAGACATGATGGTCAAATCAAAACCAAGCATATCAAAGCAAGTGGTGATATGAATCAAGAAGGTGGAAGATTCCAACCAAGTGATATTGGAACTTGCAAGACCTTTCAAAATATTGCTAGATACTGCTTTGTTAAAGCTGGAAAGAATAAGTCAGCTGTTGGTGCTAGCCCAGCTGAAGATGCTGCTAATAAGGCCCTAGTGATCTTTAGAAATGAAATACTAGACTTCCTAGGTGATTCTGGCTATAACGATGAAAAAGCAGCAGATATAGCCAAAGAGAAGATGTCACCAAAACAATCTCTTCATAAAGAAAAGAAAGACCTTGAAAGAAAAATAGGCAGACGAATTTCAGATTCTGAATGGTCCACCTATCAACAAACTGGCATGGAACCAAAAGGCAAATCTCAAATAAGTCTTGATCCAGAAAAGGCAGCTGAATTTGAAAAAAGACAAATGATGATCAAGGCTAAGATTGATGCAATGAAAGCACGAACCAATAGATAATTAGTTCGTAAACTTTTTCATCTTAGATATCTTCGTCTTTACCAATTGAGAAATAACCTTTCTCAATTCCTCATTAGCTTTTTCTTCTTCTCTTTGTTTCAAAAAAGCATCTTTTTCTCGATGCCAAAAATCATATCGTTCTATATCGTTGTGCATATTCTATTTATTAAAAATCCAATACTTCTTCAAAATCACCAATTTCATTTTCGTCTTCTTCAAAGAGTTTCTCTACTTTAGGTTGTGGTAATAATGCTTTATCCAATTCACCACTAAGTCTGAATTCTACCATCTTCATCTCAACTTCTAATGTTAAGTCAACTGGTGCTGGATCATTAAACATTCCTCTGAATTGATTAGTCTTTAATTGATTGCTACTCAGTTTAGGAATATCCACATATCTGCTTTGAGTCATTAATATTTTATCTGGATTCTCTGGATCAGGTTTTGGTCGCTCCCTAATTAGTTTGTGATCTGCATCCATCTTTACTTGAAGTGTATAGCCATTTACGTGATAGATACCACATGAGCCATTATTAACTTGATCAATATACGTTCCAACACAGTGATGTTGAAGCATACCCTCACGTAGCAAATCCTTATTGGTCTTTAGCAGCTTGTATCCGCTAAATTCAGCAAATGAAACAAATACAGGTTTGATCTTCAAGTCATACTCAACTTCACAATCCAATACGATATTGGTAATTTCCATTACCCACGAATCATGCTCATCCTTCAATCGCTTAAGTCCCCATTTGCAATTTACCTTTCGACCAAGCGTTCTTGCCATCTTGCAAGTATCAATGAATAAATGATCATTGAGCATATCCTCTCTCAAATGATCAACATGCTCAAGGACCTTGAGGATTTCATACCATTGCTTGATTGGACACTCATGCTCATTGTTTTTCAAATGATCAAGATGCTGACTATTCAATACCAACTTTGCAATATTGTTAGGAATCTTCATCACATGTCTGTTGATATCCTTTCCACCATAAAGCTTCTTAGATATAAGAACATTAAAATTAACACTATTTGATAATGGATGTTCACTAAGCATTCTTATCCATGGAAAACGATCCTTGAAATAAGTATAAACCCTAGACTTGTTAAATATTTCTTGTAATTCTCCCAAGACATCTTCGTGAAAACCTTTATGATTAAAGGTCTTAAGATGCACATTTTCTGTTTCCCTAATGAAATTAATAAATGATCCATAGGTTAATGGGAAGATCATTTTACGAGTAGGATTAAAATAATAAAACTTTCCCTTCTTATAAGTAATGCTACATTCTTTTTTCTGTGAAGAATAAATCCTATTTGTAACACTGATACCAAAACTAACCTTAAAATAACTGATTTCAAACTCCCCATTGCCAAATTCAAAGACAACTAGTCTATTAAATGAAAAGATGTTTTTTTCAGAATTGAAGAACTTTACCCTTGCATGCAAGGGACTCTCCTTGTATATACGAAATAATTCATTAACCCTCTTTTTGCTGGATTCCTTTAATAACTTGAAGGTGACTTCTACAGGCACATCAGATTTAGGTGACTTCTTTCTTCTTGGCTTTGGTTCACTTATGGCTTTTGGAATGCGTGGCTCCGTTAATAACTTACTCATACGAATGAATTGGTTTGAACAACAAAGGTACAAAAGATTTTCAACTCCACCAAATTTATTTACTTCTTTGCTCCGTAATAACGCATATAACTAATCAAGCACTTCGTCTTCAACTCATTCCACTTCTTCATGTTGATCTTAACACCAAGCTTTTCAGCTAGTTTAGCCCCCTCTTCCCATGCCTTGAATTCCTCCTCCATACACGAAACACTATATGTAACCCTTCTCTTATACTTACCTACATTCTTGAAGATATGAATGTGTTCGGCAAATGCCACAATAGGAAGCGTCTTCTTGAACTTGATCCAATCCTTACGCAATTGATGATGACCCAATTCATGAAGCAGTAAATAAACCTTCGTCTCTATAGGATACTTCCCTTCAATCTTAATCACCCTTGGAGTATTAAGCGTCTTGGTCTCCCAATCAATATAAGAAATATCATTGTGATTGAAGGAAATGGTCTCATAACCCTCCTTCAATGCCCAATTTTTAATTACCTCTAATGCCTTGGTATAACTGTATCTCATTACTCATTCCCCTATTAATAAATATAGCTTTTAATGGCTACATCTACATATAACTGAAAATAAGTTTTTAACCTGATTTACAAGCCTTTAGAATTTTAAATTAATTCCAAATGAATAAAAATACTTCTGCGTTTGAATACCAGCGATTAAAACCCTACCAATCAGTCTTATATCTCTACTTACATATAACTTAACTCTAACATCATAAGCACCAAGGCTTAAGAAGTCCTCAGTATCTAGGTTATCGAACATGTCGTTTAATCCATCAGATACAACGATCTTGCTTATGATATCCTTGTTTACACGTGTTTTTACCGTTACCTTGATCTTATGCAATGGCATCCATGTTAGCATCATGTCCCTTTGCTTCTTATACTGCATTGGAGTGAGTGATCTAGTGAATACGATTGAATCTACCTTCCTTTCATAAGGAGTTAATTCATGAGGCATTAAATAGCTTTGGCCCATACAAGATAGGCTAATCAGCATGGCTATGGCCAGCATAAGATTTTTCATATTCACAAAGATACTGCTTATTTGATAAAGAAGCAAATAATTTGGTCGAAAATTTCCCAGAAAAATTTTTTGAAAATAGAGGTCTCTTATATTTTAAGCCAAAAATTCTGGGAAAAATTTTTTCTGAAAAGGGGTAGGGCCTTAATAAAGGTCAAAAAATTCCCAAAAAAATTTTGCGAACATCATCATAGGCCCTATTGGAGGGGGTAGACGGGGGGGTATATAAGGGGGGTAACGGGGGGAGGGGTACATGGGGAGGGGTGGTATAGGGGTTAAAGTCCAGCAATTCAAATACCTCTGTGTCCAGTGTCAAATAATCCGCATCCCGATCAATTTCTTTTGTGTATATTAGACTGGTAAATGCAATAGGATTTTTGGTTTCGATTTCAATGGTAAACCTTTTACCTAATTTGCTACGATATAATTTGATAACGTTTTTTGGGTTCTGTTTAATTTCGTCAATGGTAGTAGTTGTACTGATCCGTTTATCTTTCACATTACAAATATAAGTAAATTACTTTAGACTACCAAATCTTTTATGTTAAAAAGATCATTCAAGTTATCAACAGGTTTATGATTTGAGTATTGCCCGTCAATCAATTCAGCCGTTTGCCAAAACCCACCAGTATTTTTATAACACTTCCAAACGTATAAATTTCCTTTAACAAATTTTACCGCATCAAGTGGTGGGTTTTGTGGCGTTGTTCGTCCAGTATTTTTATCACTATAATTAAATTCGGGGGTAAAACCATTCGCTACCATCGTAGGGATCATATTAAGATCGTCACGTTCAAATTCGGTCCAATTTGTTATAGCTGTTTTCATGGCTCAAAGATATATAAAAGAATTGAAACCTCCAAATAAATGGAGGTTTATTTATTAACGGATAACCTTGTATGTTTCTCCGTTCAGTGTCAACTTAAGTACGTTTTTAAGGTACAATTTGCGCCAAAGGATTTCACGGTCAGTGCCTTGATTTTCTGCTTCGCTTACCTTTGGTAAAAATTCTTCGATTTTCGCTTTGTCGATAATCTTACCGTTATCCACATATTTGGTACGTGGTTTAACGTTATCGTTTGGGCGATATTGGAGGACAAATTCACCTTTAAAGATACCAATAAATTGGTTATTCTCGCTAAAGATAAGGGGCATGGTATTTTCGCCCTTTTGATATTCAGCAACATCTTTCCCTTCACGTACCAATTGATTGGTTACGGCAACTTCGTAGTTGCTATTCAAAAGGATAGATACTTTAGATACCTTCATTGCTTTAGGATAAGGATTTTTGATTTCCTTATTGGTACGGCTTTTTTGCACCAACTTTGCGCTTGTGTATTGGAGTACACTTGCAAAGAGTGGCATACCTTTGATTATTTTGGTTTCAAATAGTATTTGTGCTAATTCTTTTTCGGTTACAAATTTCATAAGAGGTATGTGTTAATTGGTTGATGCAAAGATAGACAAATAATTTGAATGTGCAAATTTAATTGCACATATTTTAGTCTTCAAATTTTTTATACTTTTGACGGTTATAGTCTTTAGCGGTTTTGTGTGCCTTGTGTTTAAAATGAGGAGTTCCCATTTCAATATCAGCATTTCTACGAGCAGCCCTTTCAAAGGTATAAACTTGCTCTTTGGTAATTTTCATGGTATTTTTGCTACGTGACATGGCTTGGTATTTTTAGGTTGTTAATTGATAGGGCAAAGATAAATCAAATAAATGAAACCTCCAAATAAATGGAGGATTATTTTTATTCTTCTGTTTTAGCTTTCTCAAACTTTTCTTTGTAGTCTGCCATGATTTTTTCGTATTGCTCTAGGCAGTCTTTAGCAGAGCGACCTTTGAGACCGTAATAGTGTTTAATATCGCTAAACTTGATACCTCTAAATTTCATTCCTTTTGCCATAAGACTAAGGTTAAATTTGTGGGTAGCCAGTTGATAACCAAAATAATCAATTGGCTTTGCGCCTACTGTTACACTTGGAGTAGTAAGTTTTTTATTTTTAACGTCTTCTTGTGCTTGTTCAAATGGTGTCATGGTAGATATGTTTTAATTGGTTAAGGCAAAGATAAACAAATAATTCTAATTACCAAATTTATTTTGTGTTATTTTTATTTGGTAGATTGAAATCTTTTACCTACATTTGTCTTGTCAATGGATGACGTTACGACTTGGGTCGGGAAGTATACTCCGATCTACCTTATATTTTACTAGGACATTAACATAGACATAGTGTCCTAGTTCGTGTCTATGTTGGTTTATAGTTCTTTTCACAATTCTTTTGCAGTTCCTCAGCAAAGTCTTTATCGTTAAGGGTTTCAATACCCGTAAAAATCAATTCATGGTCAACGTATTCATAAATACACATAGCATTGGAGCGTTTCGCCAATAGGGTTTTAATCGCTTCAATACACTCTTTTTCAACGTACATAAAAGCATCGCTATCTACATTGAGACTAAACACTTGTCCACCCTTATTTTTCCAGTGTGGTTTTTCAGGAGTTCCATAGTTCTCTCTTACTTGTGCTGTGATATTATCAGTGTATTATCCATGAGACAAATATAAGTATTATTTTTTAATAACAGGTAAAAAAGTAAAAAATTTATTGTTAAATTCTACAACACGCTCAATCGTTTCAAGTGCTTTAACCTTAGCTTTCTCTTCAAATTGAGTAGCATATTTTTCCCAGTCATTTTCGGTAAATTGGATACCAGTAGCTAGTACCTTATCAAACTCATTAAAGTAGTCTGTGAGGTCTTTAATCGCTTGTTTACGTTGTCCAATTTTAAAATAAAGGACTGGCTCAAACTTTTCAGTGTGACCAATGGTTTTAAAAATTTGGTTTGGAGTATTGATTGTAATGTGCATGGCTATGTGGTTTAGATTGGTGAGACAAATATAGATATAATATTTGAATCCACCAAATTTATCTTCAAGTATTTTTGAGATATGTGTAGCGTGGAGTATACCTTCCGACTCTAGTCGTCCCGTTGATCTCTCAATCAACAAGGCAAAGATAAGTAAAATAAAACAACCCACCAAATTAATGATGGGTTATTTTTGTTTTTATTCAGTCTAAGTTATCTTTAATTATTTTATAGTAGTTAAGCCTTCGCTATATACTAGGGGGACCTTTATTCGGCATACCTTTTAGGTTTTAGTGTTGTGGTTTAACTTCACGTACTGGAGCAATTGCTCCACTTTTATCAGGTGTTTGGCTTGTCATGGCTGTGTTATTAATGTGAAGCAAATGTAGTACTTAATTTTGAAACTTCCAAATTAATTGGAAGATTTTTGATAAGTTTTCTTTTGTCGTTTGGGTATCCAAATGGTATGTACGATTGGCATTCCAAATTCAAATCCGATAATAAATTCAAGTTTTTCCATGACTGAGTAGTATTAATTGGTATGGGACAAAGATAGTATTTTATTTTGATTCTGCAAATTTATTTGATAAAATTTGCAGTAAGCCATTTTACCAAAGCCTCAGCACTTTCTTTATTAACATCCATCCATTTGGTTTCACCATTACCTTCACCACTATTAACTTTAATCTTAGGGGCAAATTCACTTTTTGTATTAACGTTGCTTAATTGATTTTCGTAGTAGTTCATGGCTTTGTTTATTTGGTTGAGGCAAAGATAAACAAATATTTTGATTCTGCAAATAATCCAGTAAAATAATTAATAAAAATAAATTTGGTAGATTGGTAAAGATAATCTATATTTGCACCAACCAATTAAAACAACTTATCTATGACAAACACAAATCGTCCTTTATCTGAAATTGCTCAGGAAATCCGCAAGGATTGGGTTAAGCTTTACTTTGGGGCTAAGCCTTATTTGGAAGCAATGGAAACCCTCAACTCAATCGAGGATATGTATTACCAAGATACGGCAAAAAGTGTTGTGTTGTACTTTTTGTCAAACGCAACCACTTGGAAAGGTGATAAAGCTCGTGAAATAAAAGCTGAATTGAAAAAAATGGTAGGGCTTAAATAGCCTTACTTCAAATTTGTTTTATTAGAAATTAATTACTATCTTTGTCAAATGTCAAAATCGAAAGACTCTGCTTATATTGCTGAACGACTCAAGCGTACTTATCTACGCAAGGAGAATCGTAAAGCTAAACGTAAGGATAAGTATTACCGATATGGACATGGAGACTCTAAGTGTAGTATGTGTGATGGATATATGAGTTGGTGTAGTTGTTGTCAAGTATGGTCAAGTACTTGTTGCTGTGATTATGGTACGTGTGAGTGTAGTTAAATTATACTGCGAGATAGCTCAGTGGTAGAGCGCAATGTCGGTGGTTCGATTCCATCTCTCGCAACGGCAAGTTGAAGGTACAGCTATAAACCTTAGAGTATAAGAAAAGGCGATCCGAAAGGGTTGCCTTTCTTATTTAGGGGCTCTTGGTTGCATTATCTTTGTTTAGATGAGTCTTCGGTCCACCTATGTACACAAATGTGTCTATACGTTACGTTTAATAACTCTATTGGTATAACTACAAAGTGGTCTAAGATTGCTATAATGATTAAGTTGAATTAATTCAGCTTCGGTTGTTGCAGTTGATAATGGAATAATATGATCTATATCCCATCCATAATTAAATTCACCATTATATAAACCTTTATTGTTCCAATTCATCCAAGGCTCAAATTGAGATTCGATATGATGTTTAAGCTGAGGAAATGAACAACCTAAAATTAACTCAGTGTTTGAAGATTTTCTTATACGTTTGTATCTAAATGAATTTCCTATCAATGTTCTAATACTACATTTTATCTTATGTAGATTATTGTTCTTCAATTTATCTCGTCTGAATTGAGTTTGTTTTTCTTTATTATTTTCACGCCATTCTCTTTGGTTAGATAACATATCAGTTTTATTAGTATCATAATAATCCCTTTTCTGTTTAGCAATTCTTACTTTATTAGCCTCAAGATATTTTTGTCGTTTTATCATAACTCATTTGTAAATATACGAATAATATTTACAAATGTCAAATGTGTACAGGACCAGTATAAAAAGCAAAAGGACCACCTCTTTCGAGGGGTCCAACGCTTTGGAGTTACCAGCTCCTATTGCAGCCATGCAACATATCTTTAATCCAGCTTAAGCTGGCCTTGTTCTTTTATTTGGTCCAGTGCTCTGGCCTTACCTGGCTTGGCCTTCTTTTGGTCCAAGAGGTGTGAGCTCCACTGGTCGCTAAGGCCCTCGCTCACGGAGGACCAGTCGCTCCATACAACGCTCAAATTGTATGTTTAACCAGTGGCACCTTATCTGATTCCATAGCTTTGTATTATGTAGAGAGGATTCGAGACCTCCAACCAGTGCTTTTGGGCACCGTGTTTTGATTAAACTACTACAAGCATCGCTGCCATGTTGGACCAATGAGCCCGACTGCTCACCAGCTTACGTCCCTTGTGAGGGAACCAGAACCAGAATATCTTTATCAATGAACTGAAACAAAGGTAGAAAAAATAAATGAATCTACCAAATTTAATTTCCTAAAAAGGTAGTCTACATAACAGGCACGAGTTCCATCGTGGGAACCCTGTTACGGACAGTGCCGATCTGCCATTTGTACCACTATCGACTTACCTTATATTGTTGTGGGCTCGTGGGGACTTGAACCCCAAACCCTCTGATTATGAGTCAGATGCTCTAACCAATTGAGCTACAAGCCCTAGTACTCGGAAAGGGAGTCGAACCCTCATAGCTGTTGAGCCGAGGGATTTTAAGTCCCTTGTGTCTACCAATTCCACCATCCAAGCATTTCAATGAACTGCACAAAGATATGATAAATATCTGAATCTACCAAATTAATGGTAGATTATTTTAAAGTGTATCAGCAGGGTAAGGATAGTGATTCACATTCGACCAATAACATCTTACACGTCCTTTCAAAATAACGTC